GGCGAATAGTGGCTGGTCGGATTGGTCTGAGCATTTAGTAGAGGGCGAAAAAGGTGATAAGGGCGATACAGTGGAAGGCGCTAGAGGCGCAGGCCATTATTACGCAAATGGTACTTCATGGTCTGACTCTGTAGCCGACGGTGCAACGCCAGGCACAAACAGACCAGGTGATAGAGTTACAATCTCAAATGAAGCGGCAAGCTTTGTAGAGACACAGTTTTGGGATGGTGATTCATGGGAGCCAGTAGCAGAAGTTATCGATGGGAATCTAGTCGTAAATGGTGCGGCAATCACCGACCAAATATTTGCAAACGACATACAAGTTACGGAATCCCTAGCGGTGTCCAGTGGGAACACGACCATTATTTTAGACGCTCGTAGTAACACCCCTATTTCGATTAGAAAAAACGTTGGTACCTCTAACGAGGACGTGGTTTTTTCCGTTGGAGACGGTAAAGGTGAGTTCGACGGATTTATTATTAACCCTAGTTCGATACTTGGTAGCTCATTAAGTAAGGATGCTTTAGACCTTATTAAAGATTTAATTGGTGTTCCTGACCCAGAACAGGGCGGCTTAAAAGAAAGCAACTTAATGCCAGTTACCATTGCACAAAAGGCAATCGTCTCTAATTTCAAACATGGAAGTAGTGTAACAACTATTACAGCATCTTTAGGATTTACATACTCCAGCACTACTAGCTTTACTTATGATAGCGTTACGATTGAGTTAAGGCTAGAGCGTAGAATAAGTGGGCAAACTACATGGGAACCAATAACTACTTTTCAAGAGTTTACAGCTACTATAAGACCATATGGTACTCAAGGGTCAGCGACCACTTACGTTGGTAGACTAAACCAGGTAATAACCTTTTCGGAAAACTTACCTATAGCCCGTGACTACGACTATCGATTACGCGCCAATACTGAAACCCAAGGTGACATTATTCGAGATCGAATAATTGGAACTCTACGGGTGGAGGAAACTGCATCAGGTGGTGCAACTTCTAGCTCCCCTGCCAACGATGCGACAATCTTAATAGGTGGAAGTGGCGCTATAAGCGTAGCTGATGGTTCGTTTACAACTGACCAAGCAACTAACAAAACTATCACTATTTCACATGGTAGTGAGCCTAATGTCATAACACATGGGGATGGTGCTTTAAACGTAGTTAGCCGTGTTGTGCTTAGTGCTAATGGTCACGTTAATACGGTGAATGTCACTAACTTGGCTAATAGCTTTTTGGGTATAAATGGCAATGCGGCAACGGCTTCTAAGATTATAAGCGGTAACAGCTCTCCTAACGATACTGCATTTAATAATACTATGTCAGCGTCAAGTGGTAGTAATAGAGTAGTTAATTTTGACGGTAATGGTGCTAATGCGTCTGTATGGTGGACAAATGGTACAGCCGCTAATGGAGCAATTGACGCACAAGCAGGAGGTGGATTAGCTTTTTGGTCAAACAATAATAACGGTACTTGGCAGCAAGAAGTTTCCATGACTCCAGGAAATTTTGATGTAATAGGCAATGTGTCTGCCGCTAGTTTTGTAGGCTCTTTAAATGGTAATGCGGCAACGGTCACTAATGGCCTATACACTATCAGCCAACTTGCTGTAAACCCCTCAGGTCTCCCCACTACACCAAACGGCTTTGGAAAATCAGGCATTCGTTTCACCCAAGCTATCTCGCTATTTGGTCAGACTGACGGTGCTTTATACGCTAATGCTCACTCAAGTGTGTGGCAGCATCAAATATACGGTGATTACAGGTCAGGACAGATTGCAGTTCGCGGCAGTAATAACGGAACTTGGCAAGCTTGGAGGACAGTCTGGGATAGCGGTAACTTTAATCCTAGTAATCACGCACTCAGTCGCAATCGAAGCAACTGGAGCGGTACTGGTGTTATAGATAATGTAGTTGGACAATTAGCATGGAAAAACTACGGCAACAATCACACTATATTTGACGCGTCTAATTCAACAAGCCCTTCAAATACGTCTGTAAACAATACAAACTCACAGGTCGCTTGGGCTGCGTCATACCCTACCTTGATGGGGTGGAATGGTGGTGAAACTTTTGGAGTACGTGTAGACAGCGCAAGAGTGTCTGATAACACTACTGGCAATGCGGCAACGGTGACAAATGGAGTTTACACAACTGGTAATCAGGTTATTGGCGGCAATAAAACATTTACTGGAGAGATTAGAAACAACTCCGTTTGGATTAATAATGATAGCTTAAACCAGTACAACGAAAATATTAGACTATTTAATGCCAGTAATGGTGCATCAGTCATAGCGTTTGGTGCTACAGGTACTTCTGGAGCACCACAAACTTCGTTATTAGGGTTTTCAGACAGGTTTGAAGTTCGCAGAGGACTTGACTGGAAAACTCGCGTAACCAACGGATACTTTGAATCATCAAATTTTGTTAGAGCTGCAAGCGGATTTCAAATAGGTGGTACAACGGTAATTGAATCTGATGCTAAAATTAATGCCGATAAACTAAAGAATATCCCAACTTGGAACCAAAGCACTACTGGTAATGCGGCAACGGCAACAACGGCAAGTAATTTAGTTAATGGAGGGGGTATACCTGCGGGTTCTGGTAATAGGCTTATAAGTATAGACTCTACTAATGCTTGGGCGTACTTAAGTTTAAGAAGAAGTACGGTTACACAATGGGATATTGCCTGTTTTAATGGGGGGAGCCTTGAGTTAAGACCTAACGGAGGTAATACAAATGTCTTTTTGTTTTCAAAAGCAGGGCATTTAACTGTAGCAGGCAATATCACAGCGAAACCTTGGGGAAACCCGGAGGTATCACAGGCTAAAGTATTAACTTACGCAGACTTCTTACCAGAGGAACCACCACAAGGTCTTGAAAATACCATAAGTGCCAGTTGGATAACCGCAGGTGCAGTGCAAGCTAGACACCTTCAAATTAATGGCAGGTACGATGCAAGCGGTGATGGTGTAAAGAGAAGCTTTAGGATAAACCCTGACTCTGAGATGCCTATGCAGTTTTCAACTTTAAACGCTAATGGTACTGTTAAAGATACTGTTTTTAGTCTTGATCAGAATGGGGATGTTTTCTTAAAAGGAAAGCTGTCAAAAGACACAGTAGATATTGACTCTATAGAAGAACCCGCTAGAACAGCTATAAACCCTTACTACATTGGTACAGATGATAACTCTACTAAATCTATTACTACTAATCAAACGGGAACATCTATCAACACATCATTGCCTGCTGTTTCTGTGTTAGGTGGTAAATGTAATGTCTCTTGGAACCTATCTGTTTCTGGCTTTTATTTTGGTGATAACAGAAACTGGACTGCACCTGTTTGGCGAGTGCGGATATATAGAAATTCCGTAAGTGGGACACCCATAGTAGATAGGGTGTATACTGGCAGTGTTTCAAATATGCGTATAGAAGGTAATCTTTACGAAGGCAGTGCAACACTAGACATTGAAGACTTCTTTTTGGATAGTAATGCACCCAGCAGTGAGGTGTATGTTCTATTTGTAACCAAAAGTGGTGGCACACCTACCAATATCACTCGCAAGTTTTTCCAAGCCAGTTCGCCTTTGTTCAAGCGCATTGAGATGGAACTAGATTATACAACGCTATACTACAACGCAGGAGGATTACCAAGTGGTAGTATATCTTTAAACCAAGATTTGCGAAACTTCCAATTCTTATCTGTGGTCGGTAGTAATGACTCAAGAGATTTTATAGGAACTACGCTAGTGCCTGTAGCAAGCATTGTACAAGATTTTAGCCTGTCAGACGCTAATGATTTCTTGCTATATGGGAACTCAGATGCAACATTTTGGAGGGTAAGCCCTAACTCTAGCTGGACAATCCTTTCTGCAAAAGGTGACTCAGGTGTGATATTTAGAATAAGTGGCGTAAACATTAAGGAGAAATAAACAATGTTTCACGGAGTAAAAGATGGGCAAGAAGTGTTCGAAAAGGCATACGTCAGTAAGACATGCTTAAGTAACATACAGGTAGTTCCTGTACCCGAAGATTTAGACAACTGGATAGAGGTTGATTTTGACTCTGAGTTTAATTACATAGGCAAGGCTTATAATGTTGAGAAAGGCATATTTGAAGTATGCAACACCTTAGTACATGAGCAGAACCTATCTAAACGCAAGAAAGCTTACACACTTCGCTCAGACCATTTGTTTATAGAATATCAATACGACAACTCAAGTGCTGCTGAACAGGCTTGGCGAGAAGAAGTGTTAGCTATCAAAACCGAATACCCAATCAAATAAGGCTGAGTTTTTTCAGCATAACCCTTAAAGGAAACAATTATGACAACTAGAATACTTTTACAAAACGTAGCATTTACAGACACAGCGGGTATAGAGCACACCTCAGCTACCTTTCAACTGAACTCAGCTAACTTGCAAGCTAATAATAACGCTGATTTTCAGCTCAGCCCCCAGGACTTTGCAACGGCCGATGAAAGGGAGAATACATACAGTGAGGTTAGGTGTGAGTTTGCCTACTGGAAGAATGAATCCACTAGAACAAGTGGCGAAAATACCCCACTATGGTTAGCTAATATAGAAAGCATGAATACGTCTTTTAGATTTGACCCAAGCTTAGCAACTTATGATGGACTAACCTTAGAAGGTAAATGTATGAAGTATCTTGAAGAGACTCTATTACCAAGTATGGGAGCTACGCTAGGTAATGCCTAAATAGTATGTCTAAATCTAGACTTGCAGGTAAAATAAGTGAGTTGCATTAAACCATTTTAAGTCTTATCTATAGAGTAGCTGCAAAATAAAACTTGACAGAGTAGATGGTGCTTGGTATACTTCGAGCATCAAAAAACTTTTCATAATCTTTTAATTTTTATCTGTTATAAGCTGTACTACATGGTTGCAGCATTATTTTTAAGCAATTAGTCACTATAGCTTGGATGTTAATACTATTTAAGATACTGATAAACAAATAAAGCTACAGGAGGCAAAAAATGGCTGATGTGATAACACCAAATTATAGTTTTACTATACCAGAACTAGATGGGAGTGAAGATACTTGAGACATAAAGCTAAATGCGAATTGGAACTCTGTGGACAATTTGCTGGGGGCACTGCCTTAATAACTCTACGTGTTTTAACAGATACAAGGCAAAACACACATAAATTACGTATATACGTAAAGGAGGCTTAAATGTCATTTTCAAATATAATAACTTCTTGTATACGTCCAGCGATTAGGCCTTACTTAGACACAACAGTCCGCGATTCAGGCTTTACTGTACTAGGCCTATTCGCAAACGGTGAGCAAGGCGCGTGGTATGACCCTAGTGATATATCTACACTATTTCAGGACGCCTCAGGTACAACGCCTGTAACTGCTAGCGGACAACCTGTTGGGCGCATACTTGATAAATCTGGCAATGCTTTAAACGGCTTGCAATCTGTATCAACTAGACGACTCACATATACAGATTCACCAGACAGATTAGTACTCGACAAAGTTGACGATGATATAGTTATTAACATACCCACAGGCGGTTTTGTAGGTTCGTTAGTGGTGGCAACGGATGAAGGTACAGCTAGTTATGGTGTTGATATTCCAGAAGGTAACTATACGCTTGGCGGTCAATTCTTTGCAGGTGATAGCATCAACGGTGTACTGTTAAGAGAAGGCGCAGTTAGTGTTGAGGATTTAGCTAAAGTTGAGCAAGTGTTTGTTGATAATGGCGCAACGGCTAGTTATGGTGGTGTTAGTGATTTTACTTTTTATTGGCGCGATAGGAGTGATATAACACAGTTCCCCTTAATTGATACGTCTAGTGGAACTGATTTTTTCGCAGCTTGGCCATTTTGCTCAAACCTAACAAGTTTTCCACAGCTTGATGTTTCAAGTGGAACTGATTTTAGTAATACTTGGTTTGAGTGCTCAAGCCTAACAAGTTTCCCACAGCTTGACGTTTCAAGTGGCACTGAATTTATTCAAACTTGGTTTGGTTGCAACAGCCTCACTAGTTTCCCACAACTTGATGTTTCAAGTGGCACTGATTTTAGTTTTACTTGGCGTGGTTGCAACAGCCTCACAAGTTTCCCACAGCTTGACGTTTCAAGTGGCACTAATTTTAGTTTTACTTGGGCTGATTGCTCAAGCCTCACAAGTTTTCCACAGCTTGATGTTTCAAGTGGAACTGATTTTGGTAGTACTTGGGTTGGTTGCTCAAGTCTAACAAGTTTTCCACAGCTTGATGTTTCAAGTGGCACTGATTTTAGGTCTGCTTGGAATAGTTGCTCAAGCCTCACAAGTTTTCCACAGCTTGATGTTTCAAGTGGCACTATTTTTAGTTTTACTTGGGTTGGTTGCTCAAACCTCACTAGTTTCCCCGCCAACTTTTTCGACAACTGCCAAGCCACTGATTTCAGAAGTGCTTTCGCTAACACGAACCTATCACAACAAAGCATTGACGACATACTGGTCAGCATAAACAGCAACGGTACAAGCAACGGAACATTCAACCAATCAGGCGGTTCAGCACCAAGCGCGGTAGGTGAAGCGGCTATCACAGCGATGCGTTCACGTGGATGGAGCATTCAAGTTACAGGAGGATTTTAAATGAGAATAACAGCTGCCTGCCCCGAACAATTACAATCAGACGCAAATCAACTTGCAATGTGTCTAGCACTTGGTCCAGATGACATAAACACGTATAAAGATTTAAACTGGCAAGACTCAAGCGGCAATTTATACGCATGTGCTAGTTGGCTTACTGACCCGCGTTGGGTAGCTATGGCGCAACAAACACTTGTTAGACCTGAATGGGACACAGACAACATTATTGATATGGATGCGGCTACTAGAGCGCAAGGTAAACTTGTGTTTAACGATAGAGCATTAATTGCTACGCCAGATACACTAACGGCTTGTCTTGGCAATAATGGATTGCGTACTATTGGATTAATGGGATTGACCACTGTTGAGCAAGAAGAAATTTAACTTACAAATTAAAAGGATTTATTTTGAAGAAAAGGTATAATAAGCCGTCTTTAATCTTAGCTTATTCATTAAAAGCTAAGTAGTTATGTTCTTACATACAACTTAGTTGAATTTTTAGCAGTTTTTTGGGGGTAACTGGCCGAGGCCTTTACCTCAATACAAGCAAGTAATATGCTTAAGACATATTTTGAGGACCATGCAGAATGAAAATATTAGAACATGAGGAGCAGTTTAGAACTTTTACAGGCTACGCAGGTAAAAGTGTATTAGTAATACCCAACGGGGATACAGTGGCCGTACAAGTTCAGAAAGGTAACGATGTCGATACATGGATTACTGTAGGTACGCCGTATGAGGGTAATGAGCTTATACAGGTAGGTGCAAACACAAATGTATTAATGCGGCTTTCTTTCAGTGGCACAGCCGCTGAAGCTTTTATAACCGAGTAAAAAAAAAAAGCCCCAATTAAGGGGCTTTTTTATTGCTTAGGATTAAAATATATCTTGCCAATTTCCAACCGTACTTGCTTTTGAGTACTCCGTAGATCGGTTCTCAAAGAAGTTAGTATGCTCCACAGCGTTTACCATGTAGTCAATCCAAGGAAGAGGATTTTCATTGCTATTAAATATCTTTTTCATTCCAATACCTAAAAGGCGCTTATCTGCGATATAGCGGATATAGTCCTTTACCTCACGTGCGGTTAATCCGGGCACTTCGGCCCTACCGAAACAAAGATCAATAAAGGCATCTTCTAGTTCCACAGTTCTTTCCGCAGCACAGTAGACTTCGTATTTTAACTCATCGTTCCAGACTTCTGGATTTTCTTGCACAAATGTGCGGAACAACTTACTCATGCCTTCTACGTGTAGACTTTCGTCACGTATAGACCAGGTTACTATCTGCCCCATACCCTTCATAAGGTTATGTCTTGGGTAGTTAAGTAGTATTGCAAAGGAACTAAATAGCTGAACACCTTCTGTGAATGCACTATAAATAGCCATTGTCTTTGCAATCTCTAGAGGAGTCTCCATACCAAAGTTATCGAGGTACTCGTGCTTATCCATCATTGCTTTATGGTTCATAAACTCAGTATAAATATCTTCACCAAATCCCATTGTCTCTAGTAATAGAGAGTAGGCATCTTGGTGAACAGCTTCCATTGCTGCAAAAGATATTAGCATCATTCGTACTTCAGGCTGTTTAAACTTTGGAATATAATGTTTTGCATACCCACAGCACACATCAACATCAGCTTGGGTAAAGAACGTAAATAGGTTTGTTAGTAACTGTCTACTATCATCATCCATCTTCTCGCGAAAATCTTTTAGATCATCCGCGAGATTAACTTCTTCTGGTAGCCAATGCATTTGATGTTGCTGCTTATAGAACTCATATGCCCACGGATAGTTAAACGGCTTATAGTATTCTCTTTCTTCTAATAAATTACTCATGTACTCTCTTACCCCTCACAACTAAAGCAAGTGCTTTCTTCAGCACTGGCTAGTACCATCTCTCTTAATGACGCATCTGAGATATTCTCAGCACGTTTCATCGCTTCACTTCGTAGGTAATAAAGCGTCTTAACCTTCTGTCTCCAAGCTTGCATATGTATTGAGTGTAGCTCCTGCTTTGATACGTTTGCAGGGAAAAATATATTTAAGGACTGGCTTTGACATATAAATGCTTGCCTATCAGCGGCCATGTCAATAATGTACCTTTGGTCAATCTCAACAGCTGTTTTAAATAAGCTCTTTGTGTAGTCATCTAAAAACTCAAGATTTTGTACTGAGCCTTTATCAGTAATTACTTTCTGCCAAACCTCAGCAGTATCCATACCAATGTCTTGTAGGAAGTCTTGCAGATACTCATTCTTCAACAAACTTGTACCAGACTTCGTCTTTTGAACAAAAGCGTTTGCTCTGTAAGGTTCGATTGACGGACTAGTATTACCGCAGATAATACTAGAGGACGCATTGGGCGCTACTGCCATTAAATGTACATTACGAACTCCATAACCTACAGCGTCCGGGGCTTCACCCTTCTCTACTGCAAGTGCCTGAGTAGCTTTCATGGCTTCTGCTTTAATGTGCCTGAACATTTGAATATTTGCACTTTTTGCCATTAAGCTTTCAAATGCTATTCCATTTCTTTGGAAGTACGCATGTAAACCCATTGCTCCAAGACCTAAAGATCTTTCTTTTTCTGCACTGAACCTTGCTCGTGATAATTGATCAGGTGCATTCGCCACAAAGTAAGATATTACATTGTCTAGCATACGCACTAAATCAGGTATAAATTGCTCATCATCCTTCCAGCTGTCGTACTCCTCTAGATTTACACTTGATAGGCAGCATACTGCGGTGCGATCCTCACTTGTAGCGAGTGTTATCTCAGAGCAAAGGTTTGAGTGATGTACTTTCATACCTTTTGACTTTTGGCACTCTGGTAAGGCTTCTTGTACAGTATCTTTAAACATAATGTAAGGTTCGCCAGTTTCTACACGATTGAGTATTAACTTGACCCATAAAGCTTTTGCAGATACAGTCTTTTTAACTACCTTACTATGAGGATCTACTAAGTCCCAGCTATCATCAAATTCTATGCCCTCTGCTTTTGCTTTTGTAGCTGCTGCGATAAGCTCCATGAAGTCATCACCAAGCAGCACTCCGTGGTGCAGGTTGGTGGATTTTCTATTAATGTCACCGCCAGTAGGCTTTCGAATATCTAGAAACTCTTCAATTTCTGGGTGTGATATGTCTAAGTAAGCTGCGTAGCTACCTCTACGTGTGATTCCTTGAGAAAACGCGAGCATCTCTGCATCCACAACCTTTAGGAAAGGTATGACACCAGTAGACTCACTTCCTTTTGATGTTTTAGAGCCAACAGAGCGAACAGCGCTCCATGAACCGCCAATACCACCACCAGCGCTCGACAGAAATGCGTTTTCAGTAAAGTGATCTGTAATTCCTTCACGAGAATCACCCACATAATTAAGGAAGCAGCTGATAGGTAAACCTCGCTTAGTGCCCCCATTAGATAAAATAGGAGTACTAAACATAAACCATAACTTACTCGCGTAGTCATATAACCGCTGTGCGTGCGCTTCATCATCTGCAAAGAATCTCGCTGCTCTTGCAAAAGCATCTTGAGGTGAATTTTCTCCATCTACCATGTACCTGTCTTTCAGAGTAGCAATGCTAAACTCTGATAAATAATTATCTCTTTTATAGTCAATTTTAATTGTCAACTAACTTCATCCTTATATCCGCTATATTGTCAGCGCCTATTGCATCTTCGCAATATGTTAATAAATCCATCAGCTCATAGTTAAGTACGAGCCTTTCTCCGCTGTCGTTAAGAGCTTTTATATACTTTAAGTGCCCTGGTAAAGGTATCTGATCATATATATCAAGAGCGCTACCAAACCTATCTATAAGCTCTGCACCACGCGCAGGGCCTACACCTGCAATTCCTGGCACATTATCTCCTGAGTCACCCATCAAACACTTCAGACTTAGATAATCTTCTGGAAGTACGTTATAATTGTCTAGCCAGTTCTCTATTGTAAACTCTTTTCGAGAACCGTAGGAGAATCTTTTCACGTCATCGCTTAGAAGTAAGTCCCAGTCTCGGTCAGTTGATAGAAGTGTGACTTTTCGAAACCCGAACAGTTCCTTCTCTTTTACTAGATATGCGGCTAAATCATCAGCCTCTACCCCTGCATACTGCAACACTGTAAACTCTTTCCCAAGCTCTTCGAGAGTAGCTTTAAATTCTTCCATGTGCTCTTCAAACGCAATAGCTTCTTCTTCGCTTTGGGTAGCAAACTTTTCGAGACGGTTTGCTTTATAAAGAGGGTCGATACCTCTTCGAAAAGAGGATTGACCTTTATCACATAAAATTATTACTTTACTACATAGAAAAGATGCTGCAAAACTTTTTATACCATCTACGTAGTCAAACCGATAATCAGTGCGACCAGCATGTTTCCACCGAAATGAGAAGTTTAGAGAATCTACTAGAAGTACATCATCAGCATGTTTGACTTTCATTGTTTCTTTAAAGCTAAAAGCCATCGTTAAACTCCTCCTTTAAGTATTCTAATATGTCTGAGTCAGACATTCTTGGCTTTTTCTCTATTTCTTTTGAGTAAGCCCATACTTCGCTAGTAGATACAAAAATATATGGGCTTGTGCCTGTATCTGGATCTCTACACATAGCTAAACCTAAGGGGTGTAATACTTCATGGTTTATTCTATACACTAAGCCTAACTTACTCGCTAAATTCCAATTAATTTTCTTACTATAGCTCACTTATGAAGCCCTCTTCTTCTAGTTCAAGCCACTCCTCCGCGAGACATACATAGCAATTTAACTTTTGTATATAAATGTACTCAGCGTGTAAAGGTTTAAAGTCTACACATATAAATACTTTAGAGCGGTCGTATTTAAAAAATAGCATGGGCTCTTGATTACCGCCCTCTGCTTGAATAACTACTTTATTCCACCATCTTACTAGATTATTTGTCTTTGGGGCTGTGAATATGCGGTCAGACATTGGAGAATCTTTGTAGTTTTTTACTTCAATACAATACTTATTCTTCGTATGTGGTACGTATAAGTCACCTTTTAGATATTCCAGAGCACCCGAGGCGGGTACTCTCTCAAACTGAAGCCCAGTAGAGGCTCTTAACATATCCCGTACTCTATACTCCCCCCTAGCCCCTTTTGCTCTACTATCTACCATTTAGTCGAGACTTCTTAGCGTCTCTATTAAACCGCGTTGCTTACCTAGTTCGAGCACTTCGTCTCTAATAGATTGTAATATGTTTGCATGCTCGCCTACACCTACAGGGTTCTCAAGCATTATTTCAATGTTCATAAGGTGTACTGCTTCTTTTCCGGCTGCTTCTGCCATTAAAGCTACTATTATATCTTGTCTCATATCTCTAACCTACTTATATTGTTTTCTTTAACAACCTCTACCTTTGATAGTAGTGGGTGTTGCCATTGGTGGCTAACTAAATAACTGTTTAAACTCTTTTCCTCTAATAGAATCTCGACTAGCTTTTCTTTACCTTGCTCGTCCAGCACACTAATGACCTCATCTAAGAAAAGTACATTAATTTGTGACTTCGAAATACTACTCATCAAGCTTCGTATTGCCAGAAGTGTACTTGTGTTAACTCTAGCAAGTTCTCCCGATGATAGTGCTAGTATATCAACTACCTTCTCGTTGTCAGTAATGTGCACATTGAGTTTGTCGTTAGATACTATAAACTCAAGTGTAAATCTACCATCAGAAAGTTCTGCTAGATAGTGGTTTGTAAGGTCTTCCAAGTCTTTCACTAGATTCTCAATCTTATAGGCAATTAACCCATTAGTACTAAAAGCTTTCTTTAATACTTCTACATTTGAGGAAATCTCTTTCTCAGCTTTCAAGAGTTTTGTAGCTTCTTCTAGCTGCGAGAGAAACTCTGCTGTCTGTTCCTGGATAACCTCTATCCGCGTGTTTCGAGAAGTTATTCTAGTATTCTCCGCTGTCAGTCTTTCTATCGCTGCTCTTGCATTATCTAAGTTTGACTTTAACTCGCGAAAGCTTTTCTCAAGAGCTTCTCGGTTAATAAGTTCAGAAGGTAAGCTATTATCTACAGCTCTGAAAAGGTCTTCCCATTCCTTTAATCCTTTTGTTTTACGCGAGTATTCTTCATTCTGGGACTTAATTTCAGCTATCTCTACTGCAAGCTCCTTGGCTTTTAGCTTAGTCTTATTTACTATAGAAGTATTTGTTTCTATAATATCAGATACATGCGCTGCGTCCATTTCTTGCCCACATGTAGGGCAGCCTTTTGCCAAACCTTCTACTTTTAACATAAGACTTGCGGCTGACCTTTGCTCTTGGGTAACGCTACCTAGCTCATTCTGTAGACTAGCACAGTCTACAATGCCAGTTACTTCAATAGAGTTAAGTTCATCAAGATCAATAGCGTTAAGCAACTGCTTGTATTTATTATTTTTCTCAATTTTTTTATTCTGTTCAGTGATACTTTTAATTTCAACTGATAATGAACCTAAAGCTTGTTCATCTTTTTCCGTATTAATATCAGTCTCTAACAGAGGTAGTACTTGGGTATCAGTCAATTTATTTATTTTCAACCAGTTTTCAATGGTATCAACCTTACTCTGAATACTTGTAAGATTGGAATTAACTCTCTTCGATTCCTCTTTGAAAATCTCGAATAGTTTAACATAGTTCTCTAAGTGGAGCAGATCTATCAGGAATTTTTTCCGATTTGTGTCTGTCGCAGTGAGAAACTGTAAACTAGTGTTAGGGTTTTGGTAAACTAACTGAGAGAATGTTTTAAAGTCTATGCCTATAATCTCTTGCAAAGTCTTGTAAGTGTTAGTAGCTGTATGGCTGCTAATATCTTCTCCATTCTTAGATAGCTTTACTTTAATACTTGACTTACGTGATACATCAATTTCATACTCATCTGAGTCTTTAGTAAAAGTAAGGTTTATAGAGTAACCTTCATTTACGTATCTGTTTGGTATATCAGTTTTCTTTATACCTTTCGAGTTCTTATTGTATAATACCTCCTCAACAATAAGAGGTATAGAGGACTTACCTTGCCCATTCGTGCCAATAATCTGTACTACGTTTGCGTCCGATAGGTCTAACTCGTTATCAGCCCCGTAGCTAAAGATATTACTCCATTTCAACTTTTGAAGCGTGATCATTAAATACTCCTAGTATGCTCGGAATTCTTGCTTCATCTAACTCTAGTATATAGGTTAGATACTCTGATAGCTCTTCTTGTATAGACGCATCTTTATCTAAAATTAACGTCGCTTCCGTACTTCTTTTCACTACCTTTTTATCAAGAAGATCACTATTCTTAACGCCTGCAAGTTCCTGTATATCACCTTCAAATTCATATATAGTATGATGATACTCAGTAGCAACCATCTCTTTCTCACTTGTTACAGTTTTTCTTATAAGCTGTGGTAGCTCAAAAGGCTTCCAAACCCAACAGAAGTCGCTAAGGTCGTCAATTAGTAAATATCCTGTCTTTACCTCGTTTCTATGGAACGAAGTAGTCATAGGGCTGCCAGGATACACTATGTTACGCTGAGTGTTTGAGTGACTATGCAAGTCACCTGCAAATACGATAGGAAAGTCAGCAAATAAATCTAAGTCAACTTCGGGTTTAACATGGGGTGGTATCTCACCACGAACGTGGGTAAATAGGGGTTTAGACTTATCAAATATATCCAAAGCGTTCTTTCTGTGTAAGTCTGTATAAGTAAGAATACCAAAAGTCTTTGTATTCTCTGATTTGGTTATAACAGTTACTAAAGGGTTTAGCAATTCTGTAGCCCGCTTGAGTTGATCAAAGAAAGTATGATGCTTTTTAGTTGCTTCATGGTTACCATCATAAATAATAGTAGCTACCTTCACTTCACTAATAAACTCGAAATATAACTCTAACTCTTCCATAGAAGGAAGACGATCAAAAAGATCGCCTCCTATAATGTGCAAGTCAACGGAACCTTCTATAGCATATAACTGCTGAAAGAAAGACTTATATCTTTCAATCGCCCAGGTTTTTGGAACATTCTTCTGCCCCAATTTTATATGCCAGTCCGCTGTAAACAGTATCATTAGGTTAAGTCAAACTCTTCATCAATAGACTCGTCAACTTTTACAGCCGCCCCAGCTACACGATCTAGTAGCTCTTTTTGGGCATCTGGAGTTGGGCGAACCATGAGTTCGTCAATAGGCTTCATACCTTCTACAACCTTCAGTTCAGCAGGAGTTAAAGCTCTTGGCTTACACTTTAAAGCTTGTAGCTGATACTCTACGTTGTACGGTAGAGGCCCAGTCTTCACTCGCTTGAAACAAACATCCCAGCCAGTCGTTGGGTCGGTTGGGTCACCTAAATCTTCTGCGGCAGTATGGATTTGCTCCCATAACTTTTTCTTTAAGTTAAGGTTCTTAAGCTCACCATTTACAAGACACTGCATCATGTAAGACCAACCACACTTCAGGTCTGGATAGAAGTCACGAACGTGATCTTTCTCTACGTTGGTAAATGCTTCTTTCTCGCGGTCAAAGGATAGACACTCTAACGGAATATTCTTATCATTCTCCCCCTTGATCCAGTATACGTATCTGGCTAAGACTCCACCAACTAAACGTACTTTGTTATCCCCATCTACATATTTATATGTATTTGCACTGCTTTTCTGTGCTTCGCCTTTTACTTTGTTGAACGATATTGCCATGTTTTGTAATTCCTCGTTAGAACTTCTCTAGTTTAAAGACTATCTGTGAGTCCTTAATACTGAGTAGCTTGTTTTTTAAGATGACTTCTGTACCTACAGGACTTTCGAGTAGGTTAAGAGTAGTCTGGTTTGTTACTAAATAATCCGAGTACCTGCGAAAAGAGGCTAGGTACACGTACTGTACTATTTCTGGTTGTAGGTTATTACTTTGGTGGCTACGAATAAATCGTAGTAGTTTTGCAGGATTAACTAAAAAGGACTGTCCTTTGAAGTTAACGTGTGATAGTTTTGAAGCTAAAGTGCGGTTATTTTGTGGTATAGTGTCTTCAAGAACTATAGTAATGATAGCCATCATTCTAGACGGATTATCCTTACTATGAAGCACTATCTTGTTCCAATCATAAAATAACATATAAATACCCTATCAGTAACTTCTTAAAGTTATTTCTCTTAATCAAGAAAGAAAGTATATTATACAGGGTTAAGGAACAGATGTCAAGGACTATTTTCTGCATCTGCACCAGTAACTATTTATAGTTCCTTTATATCATAGCCTTCTTTCATATAGTAAGCCATTCTATTCGAGGCCTGCCTTACTGCCGTATTACCTTTCAGATGTGTATCAATCACCACGGGTTTGAGCTTTCCTGGCACCTTTCTAATGATGCGTCCTATTAGCTGTGTTAGTAATGGCTCGTTGTTAACTGGAGTTCCTAGTATTAAACAACTCAGCGGGTTTATAGAAATACCTTCGGAAAAAATAGCCTGTGTAGCACAAATAACTCTCTTATCCTCATCTGTCTCTACCTGCTTTTTTAACCTCTCACGCTCTTTATCATCTATCTTACCTGTTATACATACTGCCATAGGCCCGATAGCTTCTGCACATTTAGTTAGAAAATGTACTCTATCTGATACTAATAAAACTTTGTGACCTTTTACTGCGTAAGCTGCGGCAATCATTGACATAGAGTGAATGTACTCATCGTTGTATGCTACAGTATTTACACGGTTTGCCCAAGGTAAATTTGCACCATCTGGGAACCTTATGTGAGACTTAACAACGTGTACTTCAGGTACCATATAGTTTTCTTTTGGAGGTTGATAAAGCTTGTGCCCAAAGTAATCTTGAAATACTATATGCTTACCATCCTTCCTCTGTATAGTACCAGAAAGCCCTATCTTGTACCGAGCATAACTTGTATCTATAATCTTAGCAAACGTAGGGCTTGAGACGTGATGCATCTCATCAAGTATTATAGTACCAAACTTGTCTTTTACTTTATCTATGTTTCTATACAAAGTCTGTGTATTACCAATAACAATTGGAGAGTCAATGTTAAACTTACCGCTCCCAATTATGCCAGGCTTTATACCAAAAACTTTCTCTACCTCTCTAGCCCATTGGTTTCGAAGAGATATTGTGTGCGTCACTACTAAGGTACGTTGACCTAGCTTGGATGCAATAGCTAAAGCTGTAAATGTCTTTCCCCAACTTGTCCAAGCGTTAATAATGCAACTATCGGTTAAGTCGTCATAAACTACCTTCTGAGACTCACGAAGCTCCCCCTTAAACTTTGGAAATTTTAGAGGTACTGTAACCCTCTTATCTACTATCTCATAGTCTTCGGGAATTAAGTCAGTTCTCCCAGAAGGCATTGTAATAAGCTTTGGCCTTAATCTTACCATGTTCTTTATTACGGTAGGAGGGTTAAACTCACCAAATGATTGGATAGTATAAGTAAGCTCCTTGGAGATAGAGTTTTTTAACTCTTCTCCTGCTTCTAAATAAATACGGTTACTAATTACTGCTTTCATTAGAATCCTAGTCTGTGTTTCTGAATTATATAATCTTTAACCAAACCACTTCTTACTATATCTTCAATACCAAAGTTAACCCTTTCAAAGTTACCCATGGCATCTAGGATTGTCATAAACTTGTCAGCCCCTGCTTTCTCATAGTCTTTCTTCAAGTCTGTCTGGGTAACATCCCCACAGAATATAATCCTACAATTCTTACCTACACGGGTAATAACCGTATCTAACTCTTCGAATGTGAGGTTTTGGAACTCATCTACTATAATAACTGCGTCAGTTATAGTGGTTCCTCTGATATAAGAGGTGGTAATAAATTCTACTATATTATGCTGCTTTAGTATCTGATAAGCATCCCCTCTCTGAAATAACTCATTTGTTATCCTTTGATAAGGTACTTCATATACTTCAGCTTTTTGTTTATCATTGCCTGGAAGAAACCCTTGATCTTTACTAGGAACAGCACTTCGTACAATTACGACTTTTGAGTGCAGTCGCTTTTGTACTGCGTTGAACGCTATAGAACAAGCGAGAAACGTTTTGCCCGTACCCGCAACGCCATAAAGCATTAGGTGGGACTCGCTATCTACAGCAACCTCTTGGTTTTCAGTTAAAGGTTGTACGTCAACCATTTCAAGATTGACAGTGCTTAATGTTTTAGGTTTTTTGTTTTTAGACATAAGACTCATATTTTTCTTCGAGTATTCGAGAGTTTACACTCTGAGAACTCGTATAACTTCCATGGGAATCCATGTAAGTATAGTACTCCAGCCCATCTCTGTTCGAGTGGCGGAGGACGGGCTACGATAAACGAACTACTTATTCCTTTTAGTTTAATCGTAGATGCTGACTCTTTACCTTCTATCCTCTCTATCTTGTGATACTTTACAATACCGTTTAGAGTTTTCTCATAGGTAAAGATCTTTCCAAGTACATCAATGTAAGTTTTATTACCTACATTCTTTGCCAGCCCCACGGGGTCGGAGATAGCTCTGCGTAGAGGTAGTAAGTCTTTAAAAGGAGTTATTAACCTCCGTAACCCTAACTTCTCTTGTGCTACGTTTCTATCGTCTACTATCATGTTATCAACAAATACTAATCCATCTACTACCTCCACATTGTCGGAAGGTAGTAGAAACACTGGAAAAGTTACGTTGCTAAGCTGCTTGAAATTGAGGATCACCATACATTTTCTCAAACTTTCCATTGCTGTAATCATCATGAACTACTTCAAAATCACAGCCTACAGGAACTCCTGGAATTGACACACCTCTATCCAGTTGGATAAAATGTGTTAATGCCTTGCTGTACGCTTCAATATCTTCAATCTTAACTTCGGCTAAAATTGAGTCATGTACTAAGGCGAATATAGTTGCATCCATACCCGTAGCTTGTATGTGGGTATTCATATCTATAGCTCCTAGTAAGTTTACGTCTGAAGCTACAGACTGAACTAAGAAGTTAAGCCCAGAACGAATAGCATGCCCTACTGTACCTCTATCTGAAGATCGTACATTTGGTAACCTACGCTTTCTGCCGAATGCACTATATATAAACCCATTGACACGAATAAAGCGTTCATTTGCCTCAAGCCAAGCTTTTAGCATGTGAAACTCTCTAAAGTAGTCATCAATAACCTCTTGGGCTTCATGAGTGCTGAAATAAGTACCAGATTCCTTTGTAATTTCGCTTGCTATCTTAGATGGCCCAGCTCCGTACATAATACCAAACGTTACTGCTTTAGCAGCCTGTCTCTTTAATGGAAATAGTTCAACTACTTCGTGGGGCTGACAAGGTAGGTTAAATACTTTGTGAGCGATAGTACTGTGAAAGTTACCGCCCATTGAAAATACATCCATCAAGGCTTTATCTTTTGCCAGCACTGCGGCTACATAAACCTCTACGGTAGTTAAATCCATTGCTACTATCTTGTAGCCTTCTCTAGCTTTTATACAACCCTTTACAGCTGGGTTGTCTCTTGGTAGTTGCTGCATATTAAGCTTACCACTCGAACTCAATCTACCACTTGTAGTGGTATGTAGGTTAAATCCGGTACGTAAGCGAGAGTCACGGTCTAGCTGAGGAATAATCTTATCTAAATAAGTATTCTTTATTTTAGACTTCTGGCGTATTGCTAGGATAAGTGCAGGTATTGGCGACTGCTCTGCCAGCTCTCCAAGTACTTCCGCATCTGTAGAGTTTTCACCTTTTGCAGTTTTCTTTCCTGTAGGTCGCAGACCTAGCATATCGAAAAGTAAACTTCTAAGCTGTAGGGTGGAGTTTGGATTAAACTCTTTTCCATTAATCTCTTCAAATTTTGTTATCTCAGGTATAGCGCTTAGCTTGTCTACAGCATCATCAATATCCTGCTGCATGATTGACTGAGCCATCATTAGCCTTTTCTTATCAAAGGGTACTCCGTTGTCTTGCACATCTACCAAAAAGCGAGTGCCAGGCTTTAGGATATTCTCGTAAACCCAAGCAAGCTTTTTATTCTTCATAACTTGTACAAACTTTTCATAAAGAATAAATGTACAAAGCGCATCCATACCTGCGTATAGCTTCATTATATCAAAAGGAATCATATCCCAGCTAAACTGAGCACGCTTTATGCCGTTTTGCTTCATGTACTCTTTCATCCAGTCGTACATTGGCTTTTCATAATCACCATACGGAGTGTACTTCAAGGAGAGAGCTTTTAACCCGTGGCCACCAGGGTTCTCATCAATAAGATAATGAAGCAACATAGTGTCTTCAAACTTCTTAATCTTTAAACCAAAGTGGTACTCAAAGAATCCAATATCAAACTTTGCGTTGTGAAAAATAGGTATTTTCTCAGCACATAAACGAGTAAGTAACTCTTCTGTCTCTTCGTCAAAGCAGTCAGTAGTTATGTACGCCCCCTTCTTTCCATCATATGAGATGGATAGGGCGAGTATGTAACCGTCTCTAGGGTAGAGACCTGAAGTCTCTGAGTCTAGTGAGAAGTATGGCAGTGGGTATGCTATTGCGTCTCTAAAGAACTGGTTTGCGATTTCAGTATCTTCAATACCAAAAGCTACACTTTCGTCAATAACTGCATCTTTCTTTCCTCCACAGATGTACTCCACTATGCTATCTTTCCCACTTTCCCATACTGGTCGAGCTTCAGGCTTAAAGGAGAGCATTGCAGGGTTTATGATTGGGATGAACTTCTCTTTTACTTTTTTACCTGAGTATTCAGTAACAGAAGTTAGTTGAGTAAATAACCTTAGAGGCTCACTACCTACTAATATAACCCAGTCATAGTTATCAATGATAGAGAGGTCAAGGTCTACGTCACGTTTTAGTACCTTCTTAATACTCGTATCAGAGCAAAGTTGAAAGAGGTCGAATTCGAACTCTGTAAACTCCTTCTTGAAGTTAGTGCGGGAAGGTTTTGTTTCAATTATTGCTACTTTTGTCATAAACGTCCTTACGTTTCGGGTACTAGTTACTTTATTACAAACATAATAGGGTGGGAGTTTTCATGATATGGTTCTAGACACACAGCTGTCATTTCTTTATAAGCACTCCCTATGCTTTTTGATAGGGCTTGTCTAACTGATTTAAATACACAGCCAGTATAATCTGCATCTGTAATAGATATAGTTGTATACCATTTACCACTTTCTTTAAATATATCTACCCTAACAGAGTTCTCTTCTGTAGTAGATATAGTTGTAGTTGTATACCATTTACCACTTTCTTTAAATATATCTCCCCTAACAGAGTTCTCTTCTGTATTATAGTTTGACATTAGCTAACCTCTTCATAAAGCTTTCGTTTTAATTTGCTAACGTGGCTTTCGCTTAAAGCACCAGCGTCAACGTCTTTTGAACCATATTTTATATTTTGTGTTGATAGCCCTACAACCTCACATAAATCTGCTATGCGCTCTACAGCTTTCTGACCAGCTTCATCGTTGTCTAAAAATGTAATTATGTTTTCTACACCTTGCATCATTAGTATACTCAACTTTTCCTCAGTTACATTTTTTACACCGAAGCAACATACTGCATTTGTTAACCCTTTATCGTGCAAGTTTAACATATCGTATATACCTTCCACTAGTATTACAGAATTGTGTATAGGCACTACTTTAGGGTATAAAGGCATCTTAGCACCCGCAGGAGAGTTTAGATACTTAGGTATACCTCCACCCATGTGCCTACCAACAAAAGCTACTATATGACCTGAAAGATTAGTAATAGGAAAGCACAACCTACCACTAAAGTCACTCGCATTAGGGTCGTGTGGATTCTCATACAAAAATGCCTGAAACTTAGTGTAAGTTTCAGGTTTGATGTTTCTCCAATCTTCAGTATACATTATAGAGCCATTTGGAATACTAAGTCCAACACTTTCTGCTCTTACGCTGTTAATTTTTCTCTTTAGAAACTCACGTCTCGTTTGCATTGCATTAGGCTTCTGCCCGAAAAGAGAGAATATACTACCTTTGTACTCGCAAGCAAAACAGTTAAATATACCTGTTACTTTATCAATACGCATACTTGGGTTTGAGTCATCGTGCTCTGGGTTCAGGCAAGCTACAATGAAGTCTTGAGACTTTTGCCTATAGTCAATACCCTTCTTTATTAAAAGGTCTTCTACATTCAAACTTTATACTCCGATATTAATCTTTTAAGTCGCCAAGCTATTAGCTGGTATTCTTCTTCTTGAAACCTGTTCAGATAGTATAAGTTATCTGTAAGTCGTTTCATACCTTCAATAGCAGTATCTAAGTCTCTTTCGTTTAAAGCTTTTTGTACCTTTGTAAAAGCTTGCTGAATTATCTCATCCATTATCTTCCTATGTCTTTCACATTTCCTGAGCTAATTACTTGGTAAGCTCCGTTATTGTAGGCTGGAGCAACAGTAAAGTTCTTAGACTCTTTTCTTTTTAACTCAGCATCAGCAGTTATAGTAGTTTGGCACCCAACACTCTCATGTGACTTTATTACTTGCGTAGGTCTGCGATAGTTCGAAGAACCCCAACTCAGAGTACCCGTGGATACTAAACTGCTTTTCGACTGACTAAATGTCTTCATTTTACGCCCTGAGTAAGTGTGCTTCATAGAGCCTTGAACAATCATATAAATATCCTAGTTCTTCTAATTAATGTATATATTATACAGGCTTATGAACGTATAGTCAAGAAGTATTTACTGGAAACTATTTCGAAAAAGTACTTTATTACCCACGTATGTAATATTTGAGGATATTCTGTAATTATGCTGGCTGGCGCATTTAGTAAAAAAGCCCGACTCTAAGAAGAGCCAGGCTTTTTGGTTAGAGCCGTGGGGGTAAGCTCTATAAATCGTAAACATCTTCTTTTACCCGTACTTCCTCATCCTCTTTATCTGAAGGATGAATAGCTGTTTCTGGCCCCATTTGTAGATTATCCCAGTTAACTGTGGAGGTAAAGGAATCCATAGGATTATTTCTCATTTTAACGCAGTCAAAAGTAATACATCCATCTTCTGGTGTATGTGCATCAAGTGCAAATGCTGCGTCTGCGGCATCGAGTATACCTTTTGCAAATCTTGCCTCACCTGTAGCATCAGTCTGATAAGGTGAGAAGAAAGGAACTTTATACTCTTGTGCCATACTCTTAAAAGCTTTACTAACTTCTATCTGCTCTGCCCAGTCATACTGCCCAGCACGTGAGGGTGTGTGACTTCTTTTAACCTGGTTTAAGTAATCCACAATTATTATTCCTATATTTAAAGGAACAACTTTTTTGTCTAACTCAGACCGTATCTTACTAAGAGTAAGTGAAGGATCGTAAACTATATCTATCTGGTGTGAGGGGTTTAGTTTGCACTTAGTAGTTAACTCTATATGGAACTTATCAAAATCTCTGTGAGACTTATAGCTCTCTAGAACTTCATTGCTTTCATGAAACCTCGATGCCCACCATACTACTACTTTCTCCCATTCAGTGATAGATAAGTTTTTTGTCTTTAATCGTGAGAATGATACTCCAGTCGCAACTGAACATATACGTTGAAGCGTTTGCACTGCATCCATCTCGATAGTAAAGTAAATAATTGACTTACCAGTATTGTAAATACTATTAGCTACATTTGCACAAGTAAGAGACTTACCTGCACCACGCTTACCACCTACTAAGATAAGGTCTATAGGAGAGAACTTTATCTTATGGTCGTACTCCTCGTTTAGACCGAGGGCTACATACTTACTAAGCTCTTCTTCTGGCTCAAATAGTGATATACGTTGCATACTTTCAGCTGGTGGCTTGGTATCAACTTTATCCTCAACATCAAGGATTATATCATGTAATGCTTGAACACTCTCAGAAGCATCTGCAAACGCTACGGTATTATCTATGTAAACATCTAAAGAGTTTAGAATAAGCCGTTGAGTGTACTCGTTTTTTAAGTATTCGAGTAAAGTATGCGCATCTACGTCTACTTCAACGGCTTCAATAGCTAAGACTTTTTCTTTTGTATTAGCATCGCGAATGCTAAGTCTTAGGTCGTCAAACGAGGGAAGCTCGTGGTACCTCTCTTGGTGCTTTGTTACTTCTACAAATATTCTATGATAAGAAGATGGCAGATAGTCACGTCTCAGCAAACTCCAGGTATCAGAGTCTTGTAACGCAATTATTTGCTTAATTAAAGCACTTGAAATATTCAACTAAGTTCCCCCGAACTAATAATACTAAAGATAAAAATAACTCCCAAAAAAGGGAGTTAATAAACAAAATTATGTTTTAATGTGTCTTTAGCTTATATTAGGCAGTGGCTAGTTTTTCTTTACGTTCAGCGCCTTTATAGTCAGCTACGTTTAAGCCTCTACGAGTAAGCATTGTTTTTACACCTCGTGGAGACTTACCGATAAGCCCTGCAATTTCTTCTACAGTTTTGTTAGCTACGTCAGCAATATCGGCAAGAGGATCAGTCTTTGCAGTGTCCTTCTTGTTTGAAGTAACTGGAATAGAATTAATCTCACCACCACGTAGTAATGACAAAGCTTTACCGCGAACAGACTGTACAGTCTTACCTAAGGCTTCTGCTAACTCTTCAACAGTTGAACCACCTAAAGCCATTTCGATAAACGTAGCTTCTTCAGCTTCATTATAAGAACGAGGTATAACAACCTTTTCTGTAGGCTTAACGAACGCTGTAAGCTCCATAGACAAGATTTTACCTTGTATTGACTTGGGCGAAAATTTACCATCTTCGAAGTGACCTGAAATCTCTCCGTAAGTGTACTGACCACTGTTACCCTCAACAAAAGCGCGAAGAGTGTCTTCCTGCTCAGGTGAGTAAGAACGCTGGGCTGCTACGCTAGAGGCTAGCTCAACGTCGAAGTCCATTTTACGAAGCTTGCTTGCGATTGAGCGAGTAGAAGTTTCTAAATGCTCTGCCGCAGATGCTACGGTTTCTTGTGATATTGGGGTCTCGTCGCCTACAAAGGCTACAAGTTTTGCTGTACGTTCGTCATTCCATTTTGGAAGGTTATTTGACATATTTTTACTTCTCCAGTATTGTGTTTATGTTAGTAATTATTTCAACGCCAGATTCTCTGGCAGTTTTGGTTTTTGAGGATTCAACCCCACTCTCGTTAATTAATATAGTCACCTGCTTAGTTATGGTGGACTTTACTTCGTAACCAGAGGCTTCTAGTAATTGTGTTGCTTCTGCTTTAGTTTTGTAACTCTTAAGTTTTCCACTAATGCAAACTACTCCTTTAATACCTGTAAGCTTGACTTCACTTTTAATAAAAGTAAAATCAAAAGGTAATGCTCCATCGTAGTAGCAAGAAAAATCATGGTGTAGCCAGTTTAATAGATTTTCTGTTGATTTAGGGCCAAGACCCGCTAACTTGCAAGTGGTATCCGTTATTTCAGAAATATTATTTATAAACTTTGATAACTTGTCTGTAGCGGATTGGCCTATCAATGGAATACTAAATGCTGGTAACACCATATTCAAGGGAGCGTTTCTAGAGTTGTCTATTTCCGCTTTTAACTTTGATGCTATCTTTTCAGAGCCTAACAACTTAGCCATTTCTTGCTCTTCTAATGAGTATATTTCATCTATATCCGATATACCTAGCTTTAACACAGCAGAAGGGCCTAAGCCTTTAATCTTCAGCGTTTTAGCAAAATGTAGTATCTTTTTTTCTTTCTGAGATGAACACATAGGGTTCTTACAGAAAAGGATATGTTCCTTCCAAACTAATGGAGAAACGCATGAAGGACAAACTGTCGGAGCAACTATTGCTGTCATTGATTAGTTCCTTTAATTGAGTATATATTATATAAGAATGAGTTGAGAAAGTCAAGGGTTATTTTTGATAATCTCAATCAATTCTTCGAACTATGCGAGGTATTATCTCCCCACTTCGAATAACCTCAACTTCGCAGCCTATCTCTAGGTTAAGCTGATTAATGTACTCAATGTTATGTAGTGTTGCCCTTGATACTGTAGCTCCTAGTATATCAATTGGTTCTAGTATAGCTACAGGGCTAACTACACCACTTTTACCTACCTGCCAAACTACATCAAGTAGGGTAGTTTGTACGCCTTGCTTATTTTCTTTAAACGCAAAAGCGCCTCGGGGATGGTTAGATGTATATCCCATACTCGTAAAGTCTTTATAAGAGTTTACTCGAAATACAGTGCCATCTGTAGGGTACTCAGTACTATCAAATGTATCAACAGTATTAAAACCATCCCTTCTAAGCAAGGACATAGAATCTTCCCAAGTTTCGGAAGATAATACTCCCTGTACTCCATAAGCAACGAATGTAATGTCTCTCTCAGAGAATTGTGTCATACTCTTCAAATTCAGAGCACCCGAGGCGTAATTCCTGGAGTTCTCTATAGAGAGAGGAGCTATTACTTCACCTGTGATTTGCACATGGCCTTGTAAATCGTATCCAGCCAACGAGTCACGTACTAGTGTAGCCATCTTCTCCGTAATATCCCTACCAGTTTTTCCATCACCACGAGTAAGTGCTAATACTAAACTACCATTTATATATAGAAGTGATACAGCAGCCCCATCTAGTTTAGGGCTTTGAACATAACCAGACATTTCAACAGGAAACTTATCTGTTGAATACACCTTTCTTAGAGAGAACATTGGCACAAAGTGCTCGATGCCATTAGTAATACTATGCCCTATTTTAGAGAACCCGAGACGCTTTGACAAGGAGTCAAACTCCTCATCAGATAATATAGGCTCTCCTTCATAGTATGCTTTACTAGCGGTTTCTAAGAAATTACTCAATGCTACTTCTCCAAAATTGGTTTGATTACGCTCATAAACTCTTCTAGGACTTCTTTCGACTCCGCTTGAGACAGTATTTCTGTCAATCCTATAAACAACTCTCTAGAGTTCTCTATAGTTATTGGCATAGATACTCCCTCAGGTGTAGGCCTCCACTCTTCTTCAAAGTCAAGATAGTACTTACGTATACTAATGTACTCTACACCACGGAAAGTACTAACAGTCAAACGAAACTGTATTTCCTTTACCTCATCATAGTGAAGTATTCTTTGGTACTCTTCCGGAGCTTGGTGTAGTTCCATTATATATTGTTCCCTAATATACTAGCTAAAGGCACTACACTCACTACATTTGCGGGTTTAATCAGTCTATAAGAATCAGTATCCCAACAATATAGTAATAAGGTGTCTTCCGTCTCTTGTGCCCTATTTCTCTTATTTTGAATATATGGAGTACTAAAATCTAGTGTACATACATTATACTTTAACTTACGAGAGTGCTCACTTCGAAAAGTGATTATCACGTCTCCATGCTTTTTTACTTGCTGTGCTAAATCTTCTTTCTTCACAGTCGCTCCTTTGTAGTCAGGTTAGCAGAATCTTCTGCTGTACTGTTAAGGAGTTGGACTAGGATTACCTAGTCTTTCTTCGAGTTGATAGCAGAGATAACATCAGCTAAGTACATAGCTGCTTTACCAGTAAGTTTGTCAATAATTTCAGCATCGGCTGTACGACCTGCGGCTACTATTGCAGCAGTTAGTTTTGATTGAGCATCTGCTTTTGATACGCGGGTAGAGGTTTTGGTTTCGCCAGTTGCGGTTGCTCCAGCGGCAGGGGTTTTCTTAACATATACACCAGCTTTGGTGAGTATCATACGAACACCGTTTACTGACTCTTCTAAATCTTCGGCAATCGCTTTCACAATCTCCATAGAGTTTTCTGGAGTTGGCTCTTCAGCCTTATATGCTTCAATTGCTTGTTCTTTCTTTTCGTCTGTCCAGCTCATGTAATTACCTTTTTGTAGTTGGTTAAAAATTGAAATTCAGACTGTTCTAACTTTCAATATGTATATTATACAGAGTTGAGGTATCAAAGTCAAGAAACTTTTGATACCTTTCCTTATATATTCTCTAGCTTAACTCCGTACTCCTCTAAGTGCGATAAGTTACCCAGGTCATATGCGAGTGCAAAGGCGTTAAACCCCGGTAGTCTTTTGGAAGTGTAGTCCTCTAAGTCCTCTCCTGTAAGTACATATATTTTGTAGCACTTGCTAGAGTACTGTGTTTCGTAATTAGTATCTCCATACCCCATCTTCTCAGCTTGGTAGTTTACAGACACCTCATCTACTATAATTGCAGGTTTATGGTACTTTGCAGCCCATACTACCTGATCTTTGTCAAAAGAAGTAGATACGCACGCATCAGGGAGGTACTCTGTCTTCCACTCATCATCTTCTAACTTTCGAGAAGGTACACCTACCTTGGTAATAGTATTTTTAACGAAGGAAGGGGAGCGAAATATTAACTCTGCTATTTCTGCTAAGCTTTCTCCCTTTAAGTAACCTGTTACTATACTAGCAATCTCCTCTGATGAAGTAGGCTGCCCCCGCTTTTCTGATATTCTTTTCTTGCGTAGAGCTTTCCGTTCTTCGAACTCTTGCAAAATCTTCTGCAATCTGCTCGTGTTGTAAGCTATATTCAGTAAAGAACATGCCTCCTTCTTGGTTATCGGGTTGTCTTGGTTTAGCAGTAATATCACTTTCTGTATGTTCGGGGAATCCAGCTTCTCCCACTCTTTCGTTTTTACTAGCCTTGCCATCTGCCTCTAACTCCTTCTCAAGATTAAATAATAAACAGCATATTGCGTGGGCTTTATGAGAGAGACCTGTTTCATCATCTTTCGTCTCACCCGACATATCTGCTAGGATATGTCTAAGAGCTCCACTTGTATACCTATTTTTCGCGTCTGGAACTTTCTTCCAGTTATCGGGGGAGTACTTTTTAGCCCCGAAAGTGAGAACTTTACCTACTTCTAGCAGAGCTAGCGGAGGTAAGAGGTACATCTGTGGTTTTTCTTCATCGTATTTTACTCCCTTCATTTTGCAATGCACTCCTTAACTGTTTTGTCTAAAGTATGTGATGCTGTAATCCAATCACACATACACTGAATACCAGGCTCTTTTCCATGCTCGAAGTAATAGCCTATATAAAACGCAAGTAGTGCATTAGCACCAGTTTTTTGCTCTTCTGTCATATATAACTTCCTTTAACTTAGAATACAACTATTATACTCTATTACGAAGTCAATGTCAAGAAGTTATATCTCTACAGTGTCTTTACCATCTTTTGTATAATTGGACATTGATGCGTCCCCTGACTGCATATATGTAGTAGTGGTACTTGCAGCAAAAGACATAGCTGCGGAGCGGCTAAGTGCACCCATATTCATTTTTAAACCTTTAAAATCTTTTAAGGCTTCTTTACCATTCAAACCCTCTGCTAAGAATGTTACTAACCAGCCTTTGGCTTGTACCGACTCAATTAACTTTTGTACACGACTAAAATTATGCCAAACTGATGCGGTATCTGCCCCATCAGTATGTATAATAAGTTGAACAGGTCTTTTAGATCCTTCAAACTTTCGTATAACTTGTGCGATTGAATCATACAAAGGTGTCATGCCTGTAGGTTTATACTCGTCGTAGCTCAAGCTTACAAACTCGTCAAGTCGTACTTTATACCTCGGGTTTCTCAAGCCTCTGCAATCAAAAGTGTATATAGAGATAGTTTTAGCACTTTTATCGTTCTCTACTGCCCCTACGTACTCATCTACAGTATTAATAACATCATTTCTATAGTTATACATAGAGCCGCTTTCATCTAACAACATTACTACATGCGGTTTCTTCCCCATTACTTATCCCCTAAGTTAGTTAAACTTGGAAAATTATCACATATAACTTTCCAACATTGTTGAGCAACTTCCATATGCTCTTTCTGTGTACCATTACCCATCCGCAGGTCACAATAGTGAATCCAAGAGCGTACTGATCCTGCCATATACATGGTACTACACGTATTTCCTTCTGGTAATATAGCTCTTGCTTGCTCTTTAGCTATACCATTATCAATAGCCCAGTTATAATCATTTATAATTTGGTCGAGTAAATACTGTTGACGCCACTCCCACTCTTGACTAAGCTTAGTATCTCCAATATCAACACTATTTTGACGATTTTTTGGGTCTTGTAACCTAGCTTCCCGCAACTCAAAACCTAAGTCTTTGGTTGGGTCTGCATATCTTTGAGAGAACTCCTGAAAACTAAAGCTTCGGTGTCTCAGAATCTGACGTGCTATGTCTCTTGTAGTTTTTATCTCAAGAGTTGCGTGGCACATTTCAAAAGGACTCCAGTGGTCATTGTTGACTAAGTACTTTAGTAGCTTCTCAGAACTTCCATGGTTTAACTGGTTACTAGGGTTGCTTACTCTAGCTGCAAAAGCTACTAACTCATCTGCTGTTTCACATCCAATATCTGGAGCGGGTTGGGTCATTCCAATTAGTCGTACTTCACTCATCTTATCTTGTTATCCTTTTATCGTACTGCGCTAGTTCTTCATCCCACCAATAGGGTTTATCTCTGTGCAACCATGAAGCAAATGTTGCTTTGTCGAACATATAAAAATCTCGGTAGGATGAGATCGGGTTGCTGTAATCTTTAAGCTCGTCTGGCATCGCTAAACCAAAAGTTGTAAATCCAATGTTTTTGATGTGCGAGGGTTCTGGTAAATTATTTATAATTGCAAGAGACTTGTGTGTACTCCCATACCTGTAGTGTGCTTCACTCCCTAAAGCATTTGCGTAGCAGTATGACCAATACCAATTCTCAAGAGAGCTACGCATCCACACACAGCTTGGGTGATTTTGCATAGTTGGTAAATATGGAAATACTCTGTCGTCCACGCTTAGCTCTTTTTGCTCTAAGCGTTTTGCATTAAGTATTTTATTCTCCTCTTTAGTGATTGGTCGCGGAGCGTACCCGAACAGGTGGTCAATCCACATATTAGTACATATAAGCTGAGCGGTCTCAAGTATCATCTTGTTAACATGCTTGTCTACATGGTACTCAGCGCACTTGTCTAAGTCTTTATCAAGGTAGAATAGATTCACTTTGGGCCTATCGGGTGGTAGCACCATTCTACTATATCTACTACAGGTATGTTACCTTGTTCCCACTCCCAGCTATTGCCATCTACTGATATATATGCTCCTATACAAATATAGGCTGATCCACCATTAATTAGGACTCTTTCGCCTAGCTGTGGTACACAATCTTTTACGTAGTGCCACGTCAGTTTTTCAATTCTCATGCTAGTACCTCAGTAGAGAAATTTAGCCAGTCTGTCTCATTTTCAAAGCAAAGGGTGTGTGAGGAACGAATAAAGGCACTTCTTTTGAAGTACCATTCGTTTGATTCGAGGTTGTCTTTGCACCAGCGGATTGCTGACGCGGTTAGGTCTGAGTCAATGGGTACTTGATAAGCGCAGTCTGCTACCCAGTCATTTACATAGTCATTTCTTTTCAAATTGCTACTCCTTATTTAATACTTGATATATTATACAAGGTTAAGCTTAGAATGTCAAGAAACTTCTTCTAGCCTTCGCATAAGACGCTCAGCTCTATTGGTAACTTGCTTGTACCATAAACTATCGCGTCCTTCTATAGCGGCCTCAACCCAATCATGTGCATCTAAGGCTAGTTTTAACTTCACAAACTTACTTAGTCGAGGTCTTCCTAGGTTAAACATCATATTAACTAAAATTTCACGTACTTCTCCAGGATAACACGTAAAATTAGTGTATAATTTGTAACAGTCTTGGACGGCGCTGTCAATGTCAAGCATAAAGTAGTGGTCAACTACCTCTTTACTGATACTTGTCCCTACAGGTAGCCCAAACTCACAATCTCCCTGTTTTATTAAATGACCTACCCCTAATGTCTTATAACCTAAGTGATCTTTGTATATTTCGTAAACTACTCCTTCATCTGAGATTAGCTGTTCTTTTACTCTAGAAATATTCATTTCTGTCTTTTCTCCAGTGCTCGTGAGCCAAACCAAAAAGATATAATTGCTGCAAATATAGCCTTAGTTTCAGTATCCCACACTATGTTAATTGCAGTATTAAAATCGTTATTATCCATAGCATCATTTAATCCAGCTATCTTTACGGCTGCGAATATAGCAAAGAATAGGTACGTGATTAAAGGTCTTACCGACTTTCGTAATCCTGCCATAAACCCAGTATCACTCTGCATAGCAATATCGTGCTCAATAAGACGCCTATGCTCGTTATCGGACGCTTTCTCTTGAAAGGATAATAAGTCCATTTCAGAGCCTGCTTTAGCAAGCTCACCTTGTATACGTAATATCTCAATCTGCGTTTTTTGTGTTTGTTTTGCTTTAAAGTGGTCTATAACGGAAGGTACTGCAGACCCCGCAAACCCAATTAAAGCTCCAATTAAACTAACCATCTTGTATGTCATCCTCTTCAGGCTCAAATACTATATTGATGCCTAGACTGTGGAAAAAATCCAACATATCATTACTGCCTACGCGTCTGCCTAGGTTCCAGGATACTGCATTAGATCCTACTATTACTATACCTATTACTGCATATATTATTGGTTCCAATATAACCTCCTTAGTTAATAAAACCCATTATACCTAACTACTATTTAAAAGTCAAGTGCAAAATTTGTACTTCTTGATTTATAAAATTATTAGTTGACTTCTCCACTTTAAGTCAGTATAATATAGTCTATGAAAACAATAACACAAGGAAACATTATGGATGGTACAAACTTTGAGAAAGTAGGCGACTTTATGCTAGCATTTGGTCAGGAGTGTAGGGAAGAAGCCTCTCTTCCTAGTGTAGATACTCAGGTACTGAGAGTTTCTTTAATTAAAGAGGAGTTACAAGAGTTAATGGATGCCTTGGATGATAATAATATCATAGAGGTTGCAGATGCTCTGACAGATATATTGTATGTAACTTATGGGGCTGGACATGCTTTTGGTATTAACCTTGACGAGTGTTTTGACGAGGTTCAGCGTTCTAATATGAGTAAATTGGGCGAGGACGGTAAACCTATTTACCGCGAAGACGGCAAGGTTCTAAAAGGACCTGGTTACTCCGAACCTGACTTAAGTTCAATAATCTATTAAATACAAAAAACCCGCAATTAAGCGGGTTTTTTGTATTTACTATATTTATACAGCTATCACAGTACTTATAGGTACTAAAAGTCTAGTTATAATTAATACCAATGCTGAGGTTAATATAGTACCTACCAAACCAAATACCACAAGCTTAACAGGCGTAAATTCATGTTTAGTTACGTAATCAAGAAACTTTGCTTTTAAGTCAACTAAGTCTTTTTCGAGGTTTATTGTGGTTGCTTCTAGCCTTATCAACTTCTCTAATAAGTATAACTTTTCTTGCTCCTCCTTTTTGTTATCATTCACTACTTACTACCTTAAAACTTAATACAGGTAAGTTTACCTTTAGCCTACCCTTAAAAGGGGTGTCTAAGCAGTTACTATACTCTAAAGTGCTATAGTGACCCCAAGTACCTACTGACCAAGAATTAGGTATAGTTATATTTCTAACTACTACCTGAGGGTACTCTTCCATCGGAATATCTTTTAATACCCTACCGTTTCCGCTGGTATCTACTTCTAAAGAAAGCTTAAATACTTTGTTATCGCCATTGTCATAATGCCAAAAGGAATCTTCTATTTCCTCTACAGTACAAGGTCTTACCTTTGTAAACTTTACTGAATAGGTAAAGTCTTCACCTTGTGTTAAAGTATAGCTTTGTTCTACTATCTCTATGTCGGTTAGTATTGGGCTATATGCTATTCTATCTATGTATATAATGTAACTGAATAGTACCATTACAGCCAAGAAAGGGCTAAGTATTAAGATGTTTCTATTAAAAATTTTACACATATATGCCTTTTCGGCTCTTCCTTAAAAGGAATGTTATTATCTTAATCCCACAAGTTTAGAAAGTAAACTCCATAAAGTTTTAACGCTTTTTTCTGTCTCTTATAGTATTTTTTTGATTGATGCTCTGTTAAGTCTGTGTATGGGCAAAACTGTTCAAAATACTCTGCGTGTAGAGACTCGAATAAGTTTACTATTTCGCAAAGAACCCAATTCCACTTTTCGTGGTGAGTAGGGCATGTTTGCTCTAATGTACTAGTTTTGCTTCTTAGTACCTTTGGTACATGTTTATTTTTAACAAAAGGTGACCCTTGTTTGTGTTTAGCTAACTCTCTCAATAGTGCCAAAGTGATAGGAACTAACGTGGTTGGTATACACCAAGCGTCCCCTTTCTCTACTACTAAGGACTTTACAGTAGTACCGGTTTTCTTTTTTAGCTTTGTTCTATATATCATACCTTTATCCCTAGTTTATTAGATAATTCTTTTACGTACTTAGTGTTTGTTATGTGGTATATGATAGCGCCCCCAGATAAAAACCTGTCCCCCGCCTCAAGTGTTAAGCAATTATTTATAGTAAACTCGTATAATACTTTGTCGCCATTCCAAAAGGTTCTGTTTGTCTCTATATAACCTTTGAGTTCTAGGGTATCCCGTAGCTCAGCGAAAGCGGGGTGATCTATATGCTTGAGTACCCCGCTACTGCTATTTGCACCATCATCAGAACATTCATAACCTGCAAAAACACTACATAAATAATCTATATCTATATTGAAGTTCGGTGGAGTCCTAAATAAAGGCATTTGATGCATCACACCCTCACGTCTACCTATATCTATCAATATATTTAGTGGAATTGATGTACTCATGATTTATGTTCCTATTATAGTGTTAGTGACCTACTTTGTCAAGAAGAGTTTTAAAGTTTATACTCTGTAACCTTTCCATCTACGTACAATGCTACAGTGTAAGGCTTATTTTGGGCTTTGCAGTCTTCTATAACGTCGATACACGTAGATAAACCTTTACGTCTAAATATGCTAGCATTATCTCCTCCTCTAGGTCGGGAATGCCCAAATATCTGAGTAAGCCCAGGTATTGTATCAAAGTCTCTGTACCAGTCAGACCACAATATACCACCCACTGGGCTATTACCACCTCGGCTATAACCTACTTGATAAAGCCACTTCTCTTCTAGAAGCCCTTGTTTTATATCCTCTAGAGTACTACCAGGCTCCAGTATTGCGTTTGTCAGTCCCGCATGTGTAATAAGCGTTGAATCTTCTAACCAAATATGAGTTTCAAAATTACTCCATATTTGTCCTCTTAAATGAGTCATCATGCTATACATATACTCATTCCATCCACTACACTTCTTAGTTGTGTCAAGGTACGACATTTCATGGTTGCCTATTAAAGCTCTAGCTCTCCCTTGCTCTACTAAGTCAAGTATTTGAACCACTGTAGATACTTGGCTATCTTTTGATGCAGAGAAGCTATCTACATAATCCCCTACAAAGATTAACTCAGCATTTTCTTTTTCCGAGGCAGCTAGTGCCATGCCTACGACCTCTACACACCCGTGGAGATCTCCTACGATTATTGCTTTTTTCATATCAACTCCTATATAGCTAAGGTAGCTACCTTGAAATAAAGTGACTGTAAAGCTTTAATCACTATTTTGGTTTCTTTTAGGCTCTGCAGAATGTCTATAGTCTCCATTCCCATTTCTCTTCTATCATATAGTATCTTCTCTAGAGTATTCTGCCTATCTCCGTGCATACTAATATCTGCTTTTATAATTTGAAGTGGTGTCATATCTTTCCCTTATTTATTAATATACAGATATTATAAAGCCTCGACACCGAAATGTCAAGGCTTTATTACTACTGCCTATAAAGAGAGTTTATACTTCCTTTAGTTGTCCTTCTGTAATCCACTCACTTACAGGCTGACCATCTCTACCTAACGTACTACTAACTAACCTTACTTGTGTAGCATCGAAAAGATGCTCACATCGTGATAGCGCTTTCCCTGTAAATCCTGATACTACATCTGTATATTGCCTGCCTAGCTCTACCAATATTTCCATGCTTTACTTCCTTCTACTGCTAAAAATTATTAAATTGCATTGAGGAGTGATCCACAGGAATCGAACCTCTACTGCGCGCACCTTACCAAAGATTACCATAGCTAATGGCGGAGCACTCTTCAATGTAATAAATTAAGTGGGCGGTCACAGACTCTTTAAGAAGGCTCATGTATTTATCCGCTACTAGCTTGCCTTCACCACTTACCAACACTTGGGTTATGACTTAAAAGTGGAGCACACTGTTGGAATCGAACCAACGAAAAACGGGATTGCAAACCGCTACATTACCACTCTGTCAAGTGCGCTAAAATTGGAGCGGGTAGAGGGAATCGAACCCTCACTACACAGCTTGGAAGGCTGGCGGATCACCTTGATCGTACTCGCGTTAAAATTGGTAGAGAGTGTTGGTAACGATCCAACCTATTAGGTTCTTCAAACCCATGCTAATCCGTCTCAGCTAACTCTCTAAATTGGTGGGTGTATTAGGAATCGAACCCAAAATGCCTTGCGGAACGACGTTACAGGCCGCACACGATCCATACGTGTCTATACACCCAATAAAGTGGCGGGGGTTAATGGATTTGAACCACTGACCTAAGAGTTAACAGCTCCTCGCTCTACACACTGAGCTAAACCCCCTAAAATTTGCTGGCTTGTTACAGACTTTAACTGCTCCAACCATACAAGCGCTTTAAGATAAATGGTTTTTTGGTAATGAACCAAAACTGGTACTCGATGTTAGGTTCGAACTAACGATCTTTGGTATGTAAAACCACTGCTTTGCCACTAAGCTAATCGAGTATAAAATGGTACTCCCGACGAGACTTGAACTCGTATACTCGCCTTGAAAGGGCGATATCCTAACCATTAGATGACGGGAGCAGTGGGGGAGAGGTTGAAGACAAAAGCAACCAACTAAGAGAAATTAACCTCTCCCCAGTAAAGTGGTAGCGGGTAGTGGAATCGAACCACTCTCATTTCGGCTTATGAGACCGATGTGTTCAACCAGAACACTAACCCGCGACTGTTTGGTACTCCGACCTAGATTTGAACTAGGAACCTGCCGATTATGAGTCGGACGCTCTACCCTTGAGCTATCGGAATTTTATTAAACATGATAATCCAGCTCTAATTGCCTTATATGAGAGGTTTAACTTGGTGGGTCGCCCTGGATTCGAACCAGGAACCTCCCGCTTAAAAGGCGGATATTCTAACCAGTTGAATTAGCGGCCCTAAACTAAACTTTAATAAATCTCTTAATTGGGAACAACTTCCCAATCTTCTTCTTTCCAGTGTGGGTATCTAGCTGCTATATCATGAAGTAACTGAAAACTACAACTAATGTCCACTATTTTGCCTTTATATAATAATCGCCACATATATTCTTTCCTTCTCTCTATTCAATATATATATTATACAGGGTTAGGCTTAAGTTGTCAAGCGTTATTTTCTACTAAATTCTCTCTGATTTCCATTAATATCAGACCTAAATTGTTGTTTCCTTCCCCTAGCTCACCGTCTTTATTAAATACCATACCCCAGAAGGTGTCTCCCCAGGTATTACCCTCCACTATTTGCTGAGAACCCGTGGCGATTAGTAATTTTTTGTACTCAGGCAACTCGAACTTTTGCTCTAGCAAGCCTCTCATTACTTCTATTTTCATCAAATCCCAGCTAGGGCGAAGATTAAGGTTTCTGCCAAATCTTTTAGCTTGCCCCGCAGTTAGAGTTTGCACATGTGCTTGCTCTCCTCTATCCTCTGTTTTAGCTGCTACAAAAGCGTGCTCTACAGAGCGGAAGGACAACCCAGCATATTCAACAGTACAAGGGGAGAAGTTTGATAGAAAGCGATTTTCATCTTTAAACTCTGTAATCATGTTAGTCCTTTATAGTGTTTAATTTAATTACTAGAGGTGTAAGACTATGCCTAAAACCTCTAAGTACTGTAAAGTTACGATGTATGCTTTGACCTGTGTACCTCTTAAATAACTCCTCCCCCATATCAGATACTAGAAATATAAGCTTGCCCTCTTTTTCTAAAAAATAAAAATCTTCTGCGTTATTCCTGCTTGTAGCTTTAGCATTAGCGTCGATTTCTCTATACCCGAAGCTCTGTACACACATTTCTTTAATAGCTCTTAAAGCAGTAGTTTTCCCACTACGGCGAGGTGTGTTATAACCAAAGGTCATAAAGTTTATCATACTATTAATGACGGATCTATGCTGTCCATGATCTTCAAGATACTTTAACGAGTTTAGTAACATCTCAGGTACAAGCTCTTTTTCATCTGTTAAAGGTACATACAATTTCCCTTCTATAATGTGTATACTACTATACCCTGAGATTAAGCTACGTACTGTTTCTATTATCTGCTGCATAATAATCCTTAAAAGTGGTGCCAGCAGTAGGCTTCGAACCTACGACCTTTTCATTACAAGTGAACTGCACTACCAACTGTGCTATACTGACGTTAAAAATAAAATAGAAAGGAAAAGCTGAGCTTGGCCTAGCAATAGAGTCATGGTTGGGCAGTACTACCTTCATTATGACTTACTATGTCGTGCCTGGGAGTCGAACCCAGAGCACCAATCACGACCAACTTAACCTTCTATTTATTCTCTTTCTCAATTCAATATATATATTATACAGTCTTTTCTTAAATAAGTCAAGATGTTTGTAGGGTGAAACGGTACTACCGTTTTCCTGCAAGTGACCTCAGGGTACACTCTACAGACATCTTAAAGTGGCGAAGGAGTAGAGAATCGAACTCTACAGGCGAAGGTTTGGAATCTTGCCGATACCCAGTATCTCTCCAACATTTAAATTAGATCCGCCCTACAATGCAGTCGCTAAACTACTTTGTGTAGGACTTGCGAGGTTTGTACCCTACTACCCTTTAGCTCAGGAGTATTCGTTTCGCCATTTTGCCCTCCATGCCTTAGAGCTACTAAGACGAGCTGGAAAGGACTTGGTTTGCGTTGCTTAGGGCTTTGCGGGCCTTTACAGCAACTATTAATGCCTCCGTCACCATCCTAGTCGAGTACGACCTCTAAAGCTCGCAAGGGGTTCGAACCCTACATTAAATTTGGTCAGGATGGAAGGATTTGAACCTACGACCGCCTCGTTCCAAACGAGCTACGCTACCTGGCTGCGCTACATCCTGTTAAGTGGTTGCCGCAGGTAAGGGAACATCCGTCCGAAGATGGGATTGTATTTACCTGTACCCGCAGCTGTCTTGTAAGAGAGTCGAACTCTTATTACCTCCCTGTGAGGAGGGGCTTAACCAATTAGATGAACAAGACATTGAAACTTGTGGTTACTTGCAAGTAGGCTAACCAGACCTATGTTTAGTATGGAAATTATGAGTCCCCTCAACCTAAACACGTTTTTTCGTATTATCGTCACGAGTGGTGCATTTTACCACTATTACGTCAGGGACACACCCTAAATTTGGTACTGTCTTCTGGGCTTGAACCAGAGACCTGTCGATTATCGGTCGACTGCTCTACCTACTGAACTAAGACAGTATAGAATTTCGAACAGCGTGTTCTTCGAAACTATAATAGTGCAAATGCACGCATAGCTTCAACATACCTGAGTACTCCACCACTTTGTGCTAACGGTAATTGCGTTACCGAACTACTGTTATCGGGTATCAATTCAGAGAAACTACTCTCTGTTCTATCATAGAAGACACCAGCTACTACTAGTTAATAGTAAATTAACCCGTATTTGGTACAAAGGGAGAGACTCGAACTCTCAAAACCTGGTTTCTAAAACCAGTGCGTATGCCAATTTCGCCACACTTGTATTATAGTTGCCCACTGTATTCTTGTACCATAGATACAAGACCATCAAAGTCTTCATCTTTTCCTAACAAATTAGCAACTTCTATCACTGAGCTTACTGGTATTCCGTGCTCTAACGCTAACTCTTTGATATAGTGAATCCTATTCTTAAAGCCTTTAACTTGATAAATTGTCATTCTCTGTTCCTTTCTCTATTCAATATATATATTATACAAGGTTAAGATTAAGAAGTCAAGAAGAATGTGGCACAGACGGTAGGAATCGAACCTACAACCTTAGCATTCGTAATACTATGCTCTTCCAGTTGAGCTACGCCTGTGTTGTAAAAAGCCTCCTCAATTTAAGCATACCCGTAGAGGCTTGGGAGGCGTATTATTTAGTCTACTGTATAAGATTCGCACGAGTTCTGTGCACAAGGGTTAGACTTAGTTTCTCTATACACCCTGGCCTCCCAGTACTCTTTAGGCTTGCTAAGTGCATTATTTCTTATCTCTTCAAAGGTCAGTTTAGCAGCTCCATCTCTATACATAACCTTTTCACCTAGTAATCTATCTTTATTTGGGATTTTATTACTGTCTAGTTGTATTACCCACTCTGACGCGTATTCTGGTTGGGTATGACATAAGTAACTTAGTTGATTTACACTCTTTTCTATGCAAAATACGCAATTTCCACAATGGTTTGGTATATCTAAGTCAAACTCTTGAGACCCCCACCACTTCAGTATATCTTCCTCCTCAAAGTCGGATATTTCAAATAAAAACCTATACCCTATCTGTTTATTTTTCATAACACGATCAACTATCTTCATAATCTTACGCCACTCAGACTGAGAAGTGGGGTTTAGCTTATTCTCAGCGATATAGTCTATGAGCGTGCCTATAGATACCTCCAACTTAAGGTTACAGTTTTTGTAAAAGTCTCCTTGGTCTACCTGTGGGATATTAAACCACCTAGTTAAGGTTCCTGAAAGTGACTGTCCCCAGGCCCTAGAAGAGTCTTTTGGGTCAGACCTATAACCAATCCAAGTTGTATAGTTACCTTCCCCATAAGTGTCGTTGCAGTATTTTTTATATATATTGGTTTTCATTTGGTTGGTACAGAACTTACCTGAAGGTACATAAGGTCTGCCATATTTTTCCATTAAGCTATTGAAAGCTTTATAGTTAAGACCAATCTGCTCAGAAGTAAGCTTTATGTACTCGCCTCCCTCACCTTCGGGTTTTGGCATAAACAGTCTTATACATTGTATATGTATGTTAAAGTGTTCCTCTGTTTTTCGTATAAACTCGTAAGTATTTTTATGTTCAGCACCCGTGTCACAAAAGACAAAATCTACATTTTCTCTAGAAAACTTCTCTAGGAGAGCATGTATCATGTAGTGGGAGGTTCTGCCTCCTGAAACGCTTGCTACTTGTTTTTGCATAAATTCTCTTAATAGTGGCAGCAGGTGTAAGAATCGAACTTACTTAACGGGATTCAAAGTCCCGCGCTTAAGTCATACTTAACCTTACTAAGCACCCACTCTATTGCTACTAACTTTTCTAAGTCTGTCATTATTTTTTAACTAAAGCATAAGCTGCATATAACAAAAACGCTAAAAGAGCTAAGAATCCCCAGGCTAACAGTACAGCTAAAGGTATCCACACATAGGAGGTAATAACTATAAACCATGACCAGCCAATATAGCCCGTAGCTTTAAGTATAATTAAAGCTACCCATAGTAGCCCCATAGTGCTAGCGCCTGTACTTACATACTTACTATCCATATCAATACCTTAATAAATTGGAGGAAGATGGAGGAATCGAACCCCTAACGGCTACTAACCAATACCCTGGTGTTCAAAACCAGTTGCCAGCCATTTAGCGGCATCTTCCTTAAAGTGGCGGTTATAGAGGGAATTGAACCCTCGTCATTCCCGTGACAGGGGAATATAATGTCCATTATACGATATAACCAAATTGGTGGAACTATAGAGAATTGAACTCTACTCTAGACAGTGCAAGTGTCCATCCGTACCCATAACTAGTCCCTAAATATTTATATGCCGTGGCCCTCGACCAACTCAAGCAACGGCATATAAATATTGGAGGAAGATGTGAGATTCGAACTCACGGAGCCGTTTATTACCCTACGAGTTAGCAACCCGCTGCCTTAGACCACTCAGCCAATCTTCCTCAGTCTTTTACTTACAAAGAGCTACCTTGCTCAAGTACTCATTAAAAACTACAATCTCTGAAGTAGTAAAAACAACAGGGTCAGGGGCCCAGTTAACTGAAGCCAGTACGTTGTAATTTCTAGCTAAACTGTTAGTTGGTACACTAGTGCTTGTGTAGTAGCAACCTACTCCTTTATCAGAGAAAGCTACACCTAAGGCCAACACCATTAAAGAGGCTATAAAACATAGTACTAAAAAACCAATCCATTGCTCCCCACTCGCATTAAAAATTCTATCTATGTATCTACGCATAATAATCCCTATTGTTGTCAAATTTGGTAGTTAATCTCAATCGTTCTGACGAAAAGACTTAGTAGGTGGCACCAGTTAAATGGCCTACTAGAAGTTAGTATTATATTAGAAGCGTGTTCTAAACTTATTCTAACCTATTTACTTTACTTCGAGTTGTCGACACTTCTGAAGTAACCTAAACTCTACCCCGTGTATATTCCAACACTGAGCTTTCGAAATTAACCACCAAATTTGGCAGGAACAGTAGGGATCGAACCTACAACCCTCGACTTAGAAGGTCGATGCTCTTCCTATTGAGCTATGCCCCTAGTATGGTTGCAGGGATCAGAATCGAACTGATCTTTGGAGGCGTATGAGACCTTTGCCATACCCAGATGACTACCCTGCATTTTTCTTTTTTCCTAAATTTGAATATATATTATACTGGGTTAACCTGGTGAAGTCAAGAACTTTTTTCTTTCTCTGATACAAAGTTCTCCAGAAGTACGGGGCATATAAAGTCTGCATTACCACCTAACTCTAACTTCAAGGAGCCTGAGCTATCCTTTAATACAAAGTATCTCCACCCTATATAAGCACCAAAACCATTTTTTGCGTTAACTTCCCCACACCGCATAAATAGTCCATTACCGTTAACTTCAGTAAAATTTCTAAACTTGGCGGAAAAAGGGTCTTTTAACTTACCCTTAATAGCTAAGGTTAGTTCTGCTACGTCCTTATCCGATGGTACAAATACTTCCATAGATAGAGCTGATGTAGCTGCTGTTAATAACCCTACCAATGCTAATGCTTTTACTAATCTCACTTCTAATCTCCTAGTGTTCGCTATGGCCGATTGCTATAGCTTTTTTACTATACTTTACGATACTACCACGATCCGCAAAAACAGTAGTCTGTGTAAGTTTAGTAGTGTACCGTACTGCGTTCATAAAGCCTTCTATTTTCATGTCTGGCTTAAGTTTTGTATATACAAGTTCGCCTAGCATTATCCACCTACCAAACAGTCATGTGTTTCAGGGTTATACAACTCTACGTACCCACCAATTTCTACGAATGCTGCATACTTTTCCATAATTTCTCTCTTTCTCAATTCAATATAAGTATTATACAGTGTTGAGCTTTACTTGTCAAGAGGTTCTTCGTCTTTGAACTCACAATAAAAGGGGCCTTCATCTGGAGCTGCACTGTCTACGTCTTCGTTATCTTCTACGTACTCGCAACGCTCTACAGTATTGTAGCCATCCCCTATCATATCACCCCCGCAGCGAATGCAACAGTTATTATAAGTCATCAAAGTTAACCGTTGATACAAGCGATACAAAACCTATAAACACAAACAAGGCATAGATTAAGGGAATAATTGTAAATACAGCTAAAACAGTTATTATTGCTGTAGCAAACAGAAATGCTGTAAATATACTAAACATTTACGTACTCCTTTAGTGCGTCTCTACCTCCAACGTAAATAGTAGGTAGGTCTTCCTGGGTTAGAAATATCTGAGGTACTGTTCGAAAAGGTACTCCAGCTATCCTCGTGTAGTGTTTCTGGGTTTCCATACCAAGCTCAAAAAGATCGAGATAGTTGTACTCCAGGTTTTTAGATTTCAGTATTTCTACCGCTTCTTTACATGCGCTACAGTTTAGTGTACCAAGAACTACAAATACTTTACTCAATTTAATCTCCTTTAAAAGCGTTTGAAATACTATCTTTTAACTTTTGCTTTTTTTCTTGCTCTTCAAAGCCTCTAGTGAACATATTCTCTATTCGATACACCATCTCTCTTCTACATACTTCTTGAAAGGCTGCTGAACCTACGTTACCATTTATAATTATGTCTAAATGCTCTTCGGATAAAGACTTTATTGGGGTGTCCCCCACAAAAATGTTTTCTCTCAATACCTGAATACTACTAGCTAATGTGTAGGCACCTTGTACAACAGCTTTTCTTTCTTGTTTTAACCTACTTTTTCTACCCATTAGTCTACCTCTATAATGTAAGGTGTAGAGAATAACACAGTGATTTTACGATTATTTACTCGACTACCTAACTCTATTACTAAGTCAATCAGGCTATCACAGGTTTCGTTGAGTTTTCTGATTTCTCGGTCGCGTTCTTGTAAAAGAGTTTCTAAGCGTTGCATCTGGTCAAAAAGGGTTTTTTCACTCTGTATTGGTATTCCTCGTAATAACATATTATTTCTGTCCTATAGTAACTACACGGGTTTCGTATGCAGGGACTTGAATATAGTTCTTTAAGTCTTTGCACGATTTAACTGCATCACTGTATGAGTATGGGTTAAACACTGTAGCTGCGTTAATGTTTCTGTGGCTGTTAACATATGTTTTTTGCCCACCGTGCCCTAAACTCGTGCCGACAGTTTGAAACTCACCTATTTCGTTTAATAATATAAAACTTTCCATAAATCTTCCTTATTTCTCTAATATGTGTATATTATAAAACCTTAACACACAAATGTCAAGGTTTTTATTCACTATACGTAGGGTTTTCTACTGCTTTAACTATCACTTATATACAGGCTGTCCCAATGTATAGCGTAGTTCTGAACCTTCTGGTCGCCCTCGTCAATGATAATTGCGTTGTCGTTACATTCGTTTATTATCCCCTCTACCTCAGTCATAGCTAACTCATTCCCGAGTTCAAGCTCGCATTCTTCTAATACTACATATGTAGTGGTTCTAGTAAATATTGCTTTCATAATGAGTTTCCTTTACTTTATTCAATATGTGTATTATACAGAGAATACGTGTATAAGTCAAGAGCTTTGAAGACTATCAACTATAAAATGTTTATTTATACTTACCTAAATTTTCGTGTATTTCATAGAATACAGTAGCTCCTTGTTGAGAGCTTTCCCCTCCTTTATCATCTATATAGTTCTGCGCGTACTCACGTGCAGGGTATGTCTCTATATGCTCATAGATACGATTTCCAGTTAGGTGTTGATCTTGAGTAGGTTGCAACACACAAAATAAGTCTGCTTTTACCACTTTGTTCTCCCAAACGTTGCGTAGTTAATTGCTACGTCTTGCTGAAGTTTATGTCCTAGTAAGTACCTACCCAGCCAGAACCACTTAGCTTCTGCATCGTTTCTTCATAACCAAACAAAAGCTGCTTTATTACTTAAAGTCATTGGCTTCTTCATGTTAAACTTACTTTTAGTACCCTGGCTAAGGATAAGCCGATAGGTGATAGCTGTACAGACTCTTTAGCCGAGGAGAAAAATCTTCTCTTTTCTTTTAAGTACATTGTGGAAACCTCTGGGTCTAGCTTAGACAAGTCACGTAGGTTATCTAAAATATCCGCAAACTTAATAATCTGTGCAATTTCAGAGGTTTGAGCAAAGTCGGCAGTACACTTTGCAACTCTAGCCTCTCTAGTGCCGAGGTATATCTTTTTAGTTAGCTCAGCTACTAAATCTCTTACACGCAACCCAAAAGTTTCCTCAATGTCTTCAATCCTAACTGGAGTATCCTCTACTACATCATGTAGTAGAGCTGCCTCTAAGATATAAACATCCTTTATCCCATGGCTCATTAAGTGGGAGGCTACAGATATTGGGTGTACAATATAATGATTCCCCGTGTTTTTTCTATACTGACCTGAATGTGCTCGAATTGCGTAGTCTAATGCTTTAATTGGAAACATACTTATTACCTTTCTTTATTGGAATACATATATTATACTCGATTACTCAGTCAATGTCAAGGCTTATTAACGTGTAGCTTCTCTAAACCCTCAAGTAAATCCTGTATACCTTGATGTATAATTAAACAAGCTACTGCGGCTATAACAAACATAATACTCGAAGTATATGATGTAATAAGTGATCCTAAAAGCAAGTCAATAAACGCTGTTAACAGCCAGTAATAAGCTAATATTTTCATCTACTATGTAACTCCTCATACTCTTTAATCAACCTCTTCTCCTCTTTAAGAATAGATAAAAGCTTTCCTAGTACATCTTCTCTAGGTGTATATACAAAAAGATCTAAACAGTCTGCTACAATTTTAGCTTTTATTAGCATAGCCTCTTTTTGTACGCTAGCTAGGTCTCCTCTCAACTCAGCTAACTCTAAATTAACTCTATGTGTAGCATGTAGCTTTCCACACCACTCAGTTAAACTCATCTCACGCTGAGTCATCATCATCTCCTTCAAATAAAATTACACATATAAGTAGCAGCAAAGCAGCTATAAAAAGTAAGCTATACTCCATAAGGGTCTCCATAGTCAACCAAGTACTCACTCGGATTTATTAATAGTTGGTGTAGATTAACTGGAAAATATCTTACATTCTCACAGCTAACATTATAGTAGTTTTTATCAGGTAGAGAGGCTGTGTGAACGTGTCCATGAACGTTTACCTTTCCACGAAGTTCTGCAGGATGCAGTGGAGCGTGCGATAGCCAGGCTCCACTGGTCTTAAATAAACCTCCTACTTTGTTAAATAAGTGAAAATTTTCATGCAGCAACCGCATTTTCTGGTTAGAGTCCGTATCGTGGTTACCTATAGTCATGTTTACTTGTGAGCATGCAACAGAAAAGTCTCTTAGGTACTCATAGCTATCTTCTGTAAAAAAGCAGTCTCCTAACAGCCATAGTGTATCATTCTTTCGAAGCATACTCATTATATTGCTGTATATAGTAATATCATGCTGTTCTACGGTTTCAAACTCGGGGCGAAACTTACAGATGTTATTGTGCCCAAAATGCGTATCTGAAATTATTAGTACTTGTGACATACATGCCTCCTTATTTCTTATAAAGTAAAATTTTTATACTTTTTTCTGTTTTCATACTAGTAACTTATTCGTAGTACATTAAAAATGCGCCTGTGTAAGCAGCGCATAGTATACTAGCTTTTTTCAGTACTTAACAAAACTGAGTGTACGTGAGCTAAATTAAGTGCTGCTTGAGAAAATCTTAATGCGTCTGCAGAGCAGCTAGCTCTAGCGCACTTTTTCTTTAATTCTATAATTGCTTCTTCAATACTCATAAGGTTTTACCTCTTAATAGTTGTAGCTACTTTTAAAGTTATGTGGAGCTACTTCACATTTTTATGTTATTTTTATAAATTAATCTTCTGTCAAAACAAATCCGTATTCAGAGTCAACTACGCCTGTTATAACTATATCGTTTTCTGTTCTTACTAAGCAGTAAAGCTCAGAATCTTGAATAGCTTGTCTAAGTTTAAGTAAAGTTTCTTTTCTTTTTTGTTGTACTACTTTATCTAAATGTTCTTTTGCTAAATGCGACATAATTACTCCTTACATTAAGCGTTGCATTACGTTTAACCAATCTGGGTATTCTTTAGACCCAAAGTGTATAAAATCTCCATCAAACATATCTTGACCTTTTCCAGTTGCTTGGTCATCTATTAATATGTCACCCTTTAGCAAATGCTTATGCCCAGACACTATAAGCCTATCTAAGGCCGTTTCTCCGAATAGACGCTTCACACTTTCAGCTTTTTCACTAAAACTATGTATGTTTTTGATGCTTGGGGCTGTGAGTATATAAGGCTTGTAACCTTCTGAAGTAATTAGCATTCTCCAGGCATTTTGAGCGTTCTCTACAGGCTCTAAGTTACGGAAAAAACCTTTTAATGAGTGGGGATACAAAAGCTCTGGAGACTCTATTTTTAGTTCACTATAAAGCTTAGTGAACTGTACTAGAGTATCATCCATGTCTATATACACTACCTTAGGTACTATTGTCTTACGCCCGTACAGAGTATAAAGTTCTGTACTCTGAAATAATCTTTTATTAAAGTTTAGCACTTTCATATGGTCTCCTGTAGTTTTGTTTACCTTGCCTACTAGCATATTATGGGCTTCCGTAAGTACCTGAACGTCACAATGCAAACTCTGTACTCTTTCTTCTAAGTCTGCGAATACTAAGTCTTCTTTTTTGTACCCACCTAGTAACGACCCATCTTCCCACTTAACAATAAAATAGTATAAGCCTTTATCCCACGTATAATCTTTTATCACACCTGATAACCGACTGTTTCTAGTTGGGCAATTCTGTTCTGTTAAAGCTAGCTTTACCTGTGAGCCTATTCTTAACATATTTTTTCCTTTTATTTAATATACAGATATTATAAAGCCTTGACACCGAAATGTCAAGGCTTTTATGTTAGTTACCTACTCTTTTAAATACTTGCTAGGACTCTCTTACGTATCTCAGCCAGGGTAGTTTTCTTTGTTAACTCTCCATTTATAAGTATTACTAGTGCTGTCATCATAGCTCTACTGAGTCCAAGTGGAGTCTAATATTGTTTAAAGCTCTTTCTAAGCCTTCTATATGTGATTCTCGCTTAGCTAGCTTTAGTTGAGCCACTAAAAACTTATTAGTCATGGTCTGTACCTCTCTAAGCAAATCTGTATTTGACTGCTCTGCCTCTTGTAGCTCTCTACTCCTGTCTTCGAGCAAATCTTGAACTTCTTCTATCATTTTCATAATTATCTCCTTTCTTCAGTATGTATATATTATAAAGGCTCGACATCTAAATGTCAAGCCTTATTTGCGCGTTATACTATAACTACAATTGCTGGAGATTTTATTTAAGAGTATAATTTAGTTTGAGTAAATTTACTTATTTTCCCCAAACTTTTGGAACTTTTCATGTGGAGCGTGTGTTATCTTTGCCATTTTTTTCACTCTCTACCTCCATTTTAGTTAAATTTTCCTGGCTGTGGGGTAGTGAGAGTCCAGTTATATGCCACATAATGTTACGAGCACACCTTAGTTTTAGCGATTCCTTCTCCCAACCAGTCGAGCACATGTTAGCTCTTGAAAGTTCAATCGACCAAAAAACTAACATAACTAAAAAACTTACTAGAAGTACCAAACATAATATACTAAGAATGATAATTGCTGTTAACATGGTATCCCCTAGGTCTATGTATCAACATGCTGCCATGAAAAGTGTGAGAATCTAACGAGTTTGAACTTCTTACCCTATATCTATGGGGTACTTCGTTTGCCTCGGTAATCTTAAATACACCACTTATGAGTACTTCGTCTCCGACTTCAAATATACGTCGGAGCTGATCTTTTGGAAACATTCTTCGGGAGTTGTTATCTAAAGCCAGTAGAATTACATCATCTACCTTATCAATGTAGATACCAACCACACCCGTGGCGATTACTTCATACTTCATGCGTTTTTTCCTTGTGTATCTACAGTAACTTCTGAAGTCAGAATAATTGCTATATTATGTACAGATCGCCAAAAGTCATATCCTTGAGGAGTGCCTGACCAGCAAAAAGAAGCTATTAAAGATTCTTCAGTTAATAACTCTTCTACTTTACTTAAGTGCCTTACTGCTTCTACAGTGCCTAGGACAGTCTCTACCTCGGAAAAACATTTTAACAACTCTGCAGGGTAGATACCATCATCTATGTTTTCCCAAAAGTTAAACCCTTGAGGGCTTCTACCCCAGTCAAATGCTGCATGTAGTTTGTAGTCTCTAGATATATCGACACCACTATGTACTACTGCTTTCAGCTCACATTTTGCGGCTTTTTTACCTATAACATTAGCAATTCCTCTAAAACACTTGTAATTTTTAGTTTTCATATTGTATCCTTTTATCCTCAATCTTTATATATAAATCATCCCAAAAGCGATACCCTTGAGGAGTATTAGACCATTGAAAAGCTGCCCCTAAATTAATGCTATCTGTAAACCCAAAACCTAGGTCATCTTCACAGTCTAGTACTCGCTGAAGCTCAGCTTCTGCTTCTGTTTCAGGCAACACTGTGCATAATATGGTGTATAAATCTAAATTTTTAATTTTCATCTATCTCTCCGTTCAACATAACTATTTTTTGTTAAACTTGTCCAGCTGTTCCAACGTGGTCAGCTGCAAATATTTTTCCTTCGCCACGGAACTCATACCACTCTACAGTACCACGTTGCAGCTTTCCATGACGTATTGGAGTTAACTCTACACGAACACCAGCATTTGTAACGTATACCTCATTGGCTTTTACTTTTCTTCCAGAAGAGCTAACAGCTCCTTGGATAGACATATTGTGGCAACGCTCAATAGGTATTAAACCACAACCTAGAGTATTAAACACTTTTCTCCAACCGCTATCATGGTTTTTACCAAGTTCAGGACGCATCATGCACACAATATGAGCCACTTCGTGTGGGATAGTTTCTTTTACCATTTGTGCATAATGATTTTCTACATACTCAGGGTGAAAACGTATACGGTACTGACGCTTAGTGTCCCAGCAAGCTTGACCTGCACAGCGAAAACCTTTAATGTCAATAGCGATTGTTACTTTTGCCATCTGGTCTTCAAGACCGTACATTTCTCCAGCTCTAGTAAGCTCTGCTCTTACAGCTTTATCAAAGCTTTTTGTTTCGTATTTCATAATTTCTGCCTTCTCTCTATTCAATATATATATTATACAGTGAATAGCGAGAGTTGTCAAGATAATATATCTATAGAAACCTGGGGTTTATGTATATAAATTCACTACATATCGTGCTTTCTGGAGTTACAGTACTCTCCTATGTAGTGACTACGCAGAGTATCATATTTATTCTCTAAGGTAGTAATCTCTTCTTTGGCTATCTCTAACTCCGCCTTTAGGTTACTTTCAACAGTCTTAGCGTCCTCCTCTTTCTTTGACAAAGATTTTCTAAGCTCATCACACGAAGCGGTTGAGTTTAGAAGCTTCTCTGCTAAAAATTCTTTTTGACTCTGCAACGAACTTACTATTATGCCGCGTGCTTTTGCGTCTATGTCTCGCTGCTTCAACTTCTCTTTATACTCACGAAGTTTTAACTCTTGTTCTATGTATGCCTTACTCAGCGTTTGATAATCAGCTGATACGTCATCATACCTATCCTCAGTTATCGCATTAGCATATACTAAGTGATCATACATATCTTCACTAACTACATTAGCAGTTGCTTTCATTAATACATCTATAGCTTTAAGTGCATCGTCTAACTTAACAGCCAGCACAGTATTTTCATCTTTAGCATCGTTAAGGGCTTTAGTGAACGTACCTATTAAGTTCTCCTGAAACTTTACGTAGTCACCATTTTTAAGGGCACTTACTACAGATACAAGCTCTTGTACCTTGATTTCGAGTTTTCTTACATACTGGTTATAATCTCGCATAATTTTCCTTTTTCTCTAATGTGTATATATTATAAAGCCTCGACTACTATAAGTCAAGGTTTTTAGTTACTAATAACTCCTCAGGAGTACTAAACTCATAAGCAGGCATATCGTAGTCGTCAAAATCACGATTAATAGGATATAACCTGGTATAATCTACAGTTTTCATACTCGGAGGAGGTTTCTTACTCTCCATGAATTTTATGTGATATAACCCTCAGTAAAAAGGTAAATGTTTTATAAAAAACCCATACAAAGCCTACTAGGACTATAGCCGTAAGTGTCCAAGGCCACAACAAGCCCGCTGCGAATGCTGCGAATAACTCAAGGATATAAACGCTTTCATCTCTATCAACTGGCACAAGAGAGATATAAATACCGGCAGATATAAAAGCCATTACTATACTAAGGAGCAACATAAGCTATACAACCTCTTTCCATTGCTAAATTAAATTGTACTACGTTCGAATTTACCCACTCATAGCCACACTCATTACACTCTAGGTAAAAGGATCCCCAAGGGTATTCGCTTTCCTCGTTAATATGATGTAGAGTGACTTTTTTGTTACAACCACACGTCATGTTTTTCCACCCCCTTTTTTGTCGTTACACATCTGAAACTTACCAAAGGGGTGGTTGTGTGTTTTATCAGAAAATCCTGGTTTTTTGAGTACTTCTCCTCCGTACCCATAATCATCGAAAATAACACTAAAGTGTGATTGTCCTGTTATGTTTATATCCCTATTAGGTCTTAGTAACTTTTCTAGTTCAGTATCTTTCACAAGGTGTCCTCGTGGAGTAGATTGTTATACGCCAGGAGTAGCAGAAAAAAGTCTTTTATACATACAAACTCTGCATTTTCTGGGGTTTCTTCACTTATTTCTTCAAAACCATCATGGCTGTAAAATTTAATATCTTTACTCCAGTCAGATGTAGTTACGTCAAATTTCATATAATTTCCTTACTCTCTATACTCGTTATAGATTTCTAGTATCCGCTCTCCATCGTAGTTAGTATATATAACCCACTTACGAAACTGAGCCAGAAAGTTATCTAATTCCTTCAAGGAGCTAAACGTAACATGAGGCCTGAAATTAGTGAGTGTAGTCTCTAAGCCGTTATCTCCGTGGTTGTGGTACTCTCCAATAAACTCAAACCCCATAGCTTCGTATTGAGCTATTTCATCCTCTTTAAAGAAGTACCGTGTTATGTCTAACTTAAACTTCATATCTCTTTTACCTCTGTTACATCGTCATATGCTAAGGATACTAAGTGTTCTAAAGCCTCCTCCTCGGTACAGAAGCTCTCACTACAACACTCTATTCCGTCCTCACTACACTGCATTCTACGACCGTTAAACTGCCATACACCCGAGACTTCGTATGTATTGCCACTCTTTAATCCCTCTAGGACTTCATCTTTCCAGGATTCTAGCATGACTTACTCCTTAAACCTACTGGTGTTACCTATCTCAGTTGCTTGCTTACGTAAATCTTGCTCAAGATCAATTAATTCATGAATAGCTATAGTATCTTTACTCATAGAGTTAAATGACAGGTACTCTTGCGCCAGTTGAACACCTTTGGCTTGTTGCTCTAAATCACGTTTAGGGGACATTCTACGCCTGTAGGCATTTGCGTCATTATGCTCTCTAATAACACCTAGTGCGTAAGTAAGACGTTCTGCTTTTTCGTCACGCTCTGCTGTTACTTTAGCTAGTTGCTCGCGTAGTGCAACAAGCTCGGATTTAAGTTTACTGTTACTTGGCCAAGCTTCTTGCTTTGCGTCAAACTCTTGACCCCATGCTGTTCTTGTGTCTTTACTCACGGTTACTCCTTATCTATAGTTATTTTAAACTCTCTTGATAAGCACATTTCAAACCATTTATTGCCAAACTTCCAATATGCGCGAAGCTTTTCAAGTGGTACTTCTTGTACCTTTATCTTATAAGCGTCATCTATAATTCGAAATAGTAACTCCTCTGCTTTGTATATTTCAAAGCTGCGTGGATATTCGCTAAAGTTTTCAATTACTTTACCTTGTTCAACGTCTACCTGTCTTAATTGCATTACTTTATCTGCTACACTCGCCAAATAAATGCAAGGTATCGCTTGGCTTGCGCTTGCCGTATTGCCGATTGTTAGCAGTAAGATTATTAGTGAGGTTTTCATTTATCCACCTCATTTGCTTGCTTGCGTAAATCTTGCTCAAACCCATATAAACTTTTAGCGCTCCATGATTCTAATACAAGAGCCATAGCAACACCCTTGGCTTGCTGCTCTAAATCACGCTTGGCCTCTGTTTTGTTTAACTTCTCGCGTAGTTCTACAATTTGCATGTCCCTAGCTTTGATGATTGTGTTCAATTGCGCTATTGTTGCGCTTTGTGAAGATAATTCAATTAACTCCGAAGTAAATAAGTTTTTATCTAGAGAGTTATCAGTTAGAACTTTGCCTGTTTCCGTATCAATAATTCTGTAATTAAAATCATCTCCACATAGAGAAATCCAGTCGTATATTGGCTTTTCATCGCAAAATCTACCACAGTCAACCCATTCATTACCTATTAAATATTCAAGTGCTACCATTGTTTTTACCTTTTAGCTCTTCAAGAAAATTTCTTGCGTTAGTAATATCAGTTTCACTTAACTCATAAGGGCCATAACCAAAATCAACACCTACATGCGCCATTGCTTCAACAAAACCCCTTGCACTAGATGACTGCTTGCGTAATGAAACAAGTTCTAGCTTGGCTTGCGTTTGTTTGGATGCCTAATGTTAGCAGTAGCATTAGTAAGGCGGTTTTCATTCACTTAGATCATTTGCTTGCTTGCGTAAATCAGCAATTTCTTTGCAACACTCAGTCAGTAAATATTGATCAGCTTCCCGATTCTTTTTCCATACTTCATGAATTAACTCTATCTGATTGAGTAGAGAAGCACGCTCTGCTGTTACTTTGGCTAGCTTAACTTCTAATTCAGTCATTCTTCTTGCAGATTGAGACAATACCAAATCGGCATCACGGTCTCGCTCGGCAGGTATCCGCATATCAAACTGTCTACGCACTTCATCAGGGCCTTTACAGACTGCATCGGACAACTGATTTAATCGGTTAGCTAGAACATTAGTGGGTACAATGTCATTTATTTTATATATTGTGCTCATTCCTTACTCCTTATCTCTCTAGTAAGTTTTCTACTTTTTTGATGATACTAGTTACTGTATCGGAAGGGACACTTTGGTTATATGATTGCCATATTTTTAAACCTTCATCGGGATTAATGTTGCC